GCATGAAGATTGATTCTTTTAAGGTCTCACGATGACTACCATGGACGAAAAAACATTCAATCTTCTGAAAAACTATTCAGAAGAAATCAGTTCATTGGACAGAATCCAAACGCCACATGGTGCATTATCCTTCCTAGTTCAACTGATCGAGTCTCACCGGTATCTCCGAAAAATGAACCAAAAATCTCAAGCAGAATTGCATGCGGATCTTGACAAGATTCGAAAAATGGTGCATGATGCAGAGATGAGTTCCACTTGGGTGAAGTGGGAAACGCTTCGCAGCATGACACTCAACGACATCATCAACGCCATCGGATCGGAATCATGAAAACCATGCAAAAGTATGAGTAAGGAAGACAATTGGCATTGCTTTATGCCCGACGAAACACTCAAAGATTTGCAAATGATTGTTCACAAAAATTTTTAAAGAGCATTATGGGGATGGCACATGATCACTGCTAAAGAAGCAAGGGCTCTGTATGATGAATCTGGGGCCGAAGCAAAGACGTTATTGAAAACATTCGAACCCAAAATCATTGAAGCGGCAAAGAGTGGGAAAAAATGTGTGATCGTTTTCATTGATTCACATCCAACATACGAAACGCCCTATCCAACTGCAACTCAACAAAGAGCCATTAAAATGCTTGAAGAATTTGGTTACGTATCGCGGTGGATACCACAATACGATGACGCGTATGTTCCTCGAGGTTTAGCAGACGATGATGGCAACGGACCAAGTTATATCAATTGCGGCATTCACATTGGCTGGTGAATGTTAGTTGTTGACTTTTCACACAGACTTGATATAATAGTCACATCAGCCGGAGTCATACAATGAAACATCGTATCGTAGTTGCAATCGAAGTTTTTGTTGATCCAGAAGTTGCTAACTGCCCAGTTAATGGTGTTTCTGCAATTGCCGAAAACTTTGCTCAGATGGCTTTGCGCTACGGATCAATTGGGGCCGAATTCGCTGAAGTTCTCACGATTGAGGCCGTCTCTAAAAACAGAGACATCCGTTGATGTCTCTTTAATGTGTCTTTCCGATTGTTAGGGATCAATGATGAAACCTAGAAATCATGTGGTGCTAACTCTTCTGAAAAGTAAGAGGAAATTATAATTGTGAAGAACGCAGCGTCTAAAGAACACTGTGTTTTACGCGTCAGTCAGATAAAACAAAAAACCCCGATGGTTTTGGAATTATTCCAAAAAATCAATTTTGACTTAGTTAAATACAACCCGTGGGGAATCCTTCTATCAGTCCGAACGAACTGGCAAGGGAATGGATTGCCGTCGCAAACGCGAATGGTCTGATTATTTAATAGACAGTCCGTTGTTTGCGCAGACAGTCATAATTATCTGCAATCGTCACTTGACAGCCACGATCAGGACGAGTATAATTCAGTTTCAGTAGTTAATCGCCGACTCTTTAAAAATTTGGACAATCTTTAAATCTGGTGTCGTTGGCCGAATGATTAGGCAACGGTCTGCAAAACCGTCTATAGTGGTTTGATTCCACTACGACACTCCAGTGAAATTTCTACTTGACAACGAGCATTAAGTCTGGTAGTATCCATAAATACAAAAACATGGAGAATAGAATGAAAATACCATTCATCGGACTAATGGGCGTAGGAAGTGACAATATGTTATATACTCCGAGTGGAGTCGCCCTGTTTAGAGTTTCGCCATGGACAGCAAGAATGGTCCAACAATTCCAGCATTGGATTGCACGCAAGACTTGGAAGCATTGTAGGTGAAGATGTAGAAACGGGATGTTAGCTCAGTTGGTAGAGCATTCGGCTTTTAACCGACAGGTCGCAGATTCGAATTCTGCACATCCCACCAAAACAAAATTTCTGCTTGACATGCAATAGCAAGTCAGGTAGAATTCAGTTTCAGTAGTTAGCAGCAAATAGATGCGAGGGTAACTCAATCGGTTAGAGTACAGGTCTCATAAACCTGAAGTTGTGGGTTCAAGTCCCACCCCTCGCACCAAGAATAAAATTTCTGCTTGACAAGCAATAACTGGTCAGGTAGAATACACAAACTGATAAATAACTCAGTTCTTTAAAAATCAGAAAATAAGTCAAAGATTCAATATTTTTGACTAACAAAAAAGTGAAATCACTTGGTTGGAGAAATTATTGCGCTCTACAAGACTCAATAGCGAGTCCTCTGTATCGTCATCAAAAATCAAGTGCTTCACAAGTCAAAGGTGAGGCCCGGCTCTACCGAGACTTAATACTCCGGGATTATCCCACTCACATCGGATGGATCGGAAAAAACTCAAGAGAGTTCATCGTGGGGAGTCTGACAGAAAACCGTGACAGTCAGACAATAACAATTGCAAATGATAGCGATGTCATTTGTTGAAGAATAATCGGTAGGTTGTAGGTTCAATCCCTACACAGGCTATGAGTAGTGAAGAACACAGAGTCTAAAGAACACTGTGTTTTACGCGGCAGTTGCTATAAAATCTGGCCTGTTAGCTCAATTGGTTAGAGCAACCGACTCACACCGAGGGTCGAGTTAAATCGTCCTTCAAACCAACAAAGGAAGTTTACAGCAAACTAAAGAATGGTTCGAGTCCATCACGGAAAGATGCAAATCTATCCTTGACTATTCCCATAAGGTAATGGGAAAACTTCCTGAACAGTTTCAAATCAGGTGCATTGGTCGAGTGGCTGAAGACAAGAGTTTGCTAAACTCTCCTACGCTTTAAGGCGTAGCGTAGGTTCGAATCCTACATGCACCGCAGAAAATAGTAGTTGACATACAAGTGTTCTGAATGTAGAATACTTGAAAGTTTCAAAAAGTGCCTTCGTGGTGGAACAGGTATACACAGCGCACTCAAAATGCGCCGCCGAAAGGCATGTCGGTTCGAATCCGACCGAAGGCACCAACAGTTCATAAGATTTGTGCAACATACTATCAATTGAGAGAGCCTTACCTAAAATCCTAAGTTAGCACCGACAGTAAAGATCTAGTGATCTAGGGTGCATAAGCCAAGAAATCTATGGTAGATTCAGGTGAGGTGTGCAAGTTTGAATCTTGCTGTTGCACAAAAACATTGGTGAATACGCAGGCTGATGCGCTAGTTCCAGTTGTCGCTTGTCCACACGGAATGTCGGAGATCAGCACCGACCACCATTTTAATACAAGATTTAGGAAAAGTTCAGCAAAAAATTTACTCATGACTTAGCCGATTCTCAAGTGAAGGTGTTGCTTGGGTGACTCAGATAATTCTGATATTGTTGATAGAACATCAACTGGATGTGATAAGACCATGCGTCACATTGAGAAAGAGTGGAACCCTTTTCCTGTTACATCTTGTCTGTTTTAGTTGTTGACAAGTAGTTAGAGTGGTTGTAAGATAGAAGCATAAACAGTAAAGATAGTTCTTTAACAAGTTCCCTGCTCGTAGCTCAATCGGATAGAGCACCGGCCTTCTAAGCCGGTGGTTGCAGGTTCAACTCCTGCCGAGCAGGCCATATTCGGAAATAGTTTGAGACTAAAACTATTTCAAAAAATGAAAATAAAAGTTTTAGGATAGGTTCAGCAAACACATTATACAATGGCGTCAGTATTCAGTCTGACATTAATCAAAACTGGAAAAAACTATCCTGTTAAAGTTGTTTTTAATCTCGGCGTCGGTTAGTGGTCTATACCACCTGTTTTGGGAACAGGAGCAAAAAATTGCGTCATGGGGTAGAATCCTACCGTTTTGACTAAGTGTATAAACAGTTTAACGTATTTATTAGCAAATATACTCTTATATTAACGTTTTTTACAAAAAAAGATAAATAAAAGTATGAAACTAAGTGAATACGCAAAATTAAATGGGGTTCATTATCAAACTGCCTACAGATGGTTTGTTGCTGGCCTGATTCCTTCGGCAAGACAACTCCCAAATGGAACTATACTCGTAGATAAGGTCGACGTCAATAAGCCAACCGAAAAAGTTGTAACGTATGCTCGTGTTAGTAACGCATCTAGAAGAAAAGAACTTGAATACCAAGTTGCCCGTCTTCATGACTTTTGTGAGGCAAAGGGACTAACAGTATCTGCATCGTATAAAGAAATTGCTTCTGGAATGAATGATTCCAGAAAACAACTATGGCAAATGATAGATTCTTGCCCAACGATAATTGTTATCGAAAACAAAGACAGATTGACTAGATTTGGGTTTAAATACCTTTCTCACTTGCTTGACAAGCAAGGGACAAAAATAATAGTAATAAATGAATCCGAAACTGACGAACAAGATTTGATTCGAGATTTGGTGTCTATTATAACATCATTTTGCTGTAGATTGTATGGACTCCGCAGAGGACATAAGAAATCAAAACAGATTACACAAGAAATAACTTCAGAGTAAAATGATAAAATCGACTGCTTTTTCTACTAAATTTGCAAATCAAGACAAACGAACTCGTCTTGATGAATTTTTGCATGATTATAGAAATGCAGTTGAGTTTTATGTAGATTATTTGTGGGCAAATTTAAACAAGTCATTTGAAATACCAAAGTTTATTTCTACAAAAACCATATTCCCATCAAATTCCGATTTATCACAGCGGGCATTAAAATGCGCTTCCACTCAGGCATGCGGAATGGTTCGTGCTGCAACAGAAAAAAGACGCAGGCAGTTGTTTGTTCTAAAAAAACTAATGCGAGAAGGCGCAAATGTCCGCCAATTGCAACGGAAAATCGATACTACCCCACTGGTCAAACCTTCTGTTCCAAAGCAACTGCCTGCTGAATTGAATTCTGTGTGTGCTGTTTTTCATACCTCGCAAAATTCCTTTGATAACTGGTTCGTTTTGAGTTCTCTTGGCAAAAAATATGGGAAAATTTTGATTCCCGTCAAACAAACCAGGCATTCACGTAAATTGGAAAAATCTGGAACAGAAATGACTTCATTTTTGGTTTCAAGAGAGAGTATAAATTGCCGGTATGAAATTAAAAAACCAGAAAAACGGATTACTGGACGGGTGTTAGGTGCAGATCAGGGTGTGACTACTTGCCTTTCTTTAAGCGATAGTCAAGTTACAAGCAAGTGTCCTCATGGACACGACTTGCATAGTATTAGCAGCAAACTTTCCAGATGCAAAAAAGGAAGCAAGGGTTTCCGTAGGGCACAAGCGCATCGAACCAATTACATTAACTGGTCTATAAACCAGTTAAATTTAACAGACGTAAAAGAAGTAAAATTAGAAAAGTTGTTTCAAATGCGGAAAGGACAACGAACGAGTAGATTTCTTTCTCATTTTAGTTATAAACAAATCCACGACAAATTGTCAGACAGATGCGAGTCGTCTGGCATAATCTTCACTGAACAAAGTAATGTTTACAGAAGTCAGAGATGTTCGGATTGTGGATTTGTTCACAAAGCCAACCGGAAAGGCAAAGAGTTTATTTGCCGTGAATGCGGTGTAGTGCATGACGCGGATATAAATTCGGCCCTGAACCATGAAGCAGAACTAGTGGAGTTGCCGTTTGGTTTTCGTCATTTAAAGTTGAATAAAACTGGATTCTTTTGGAATACTCAGGGCGTATTCGATTTAAATGGACAGGAGATTACAGTCCCTGTCGGTTCAAAGCAATAGTATATTTGTATATATTATTCGTAACTGTCCAGCACCAAAATTAATCCGAGATGGGCGCGGGTGTGCCAACAGAGACTGTCAATCTGTTCATCAGGAAGGTTCGATCCCTTCGCTCGGAGTCTATTAACCGTGAATGGTTAGTGAGTTTTAAAATGTTTTCCGCAAATTTTCTTCACAAAAAAAGTAAGGATTGTGCTTCACAGCATTATCACTTTGTGCCCCATCATCCTTAACGGACTGATCATGTTTAGCACAATTGTTTCCTACGCTGCCTTTGTATTGACTTCTATCTTTATGCTGTTTTTCTTCTATGATGCTACTCGTGATTTGACAGAACAAGAAAAACTTCTGATTAAACTTGGTGCAAAGATTACTATTCGTTGGAGTAACTTTTTTGTTGCCCTTGCAATTTGGTTTTCTAGTGGTGTATACTTGTGGGGATGATGGTTAACAACCAATAGTTTGTTGTAAGTTGCTTTCAGTGTTCAGAACAGAATCTATCCACTCTTTTTTAGAATGGTTGAAATACTCCCTATAACTAATCCTATGTATAGGAATTCCGTGTGATTCAAGTATGGTGTTGTCTCTGACAGCATCTGTTTTAACTGTTTGCATGTGCTGTTTCCCATCAAGTTCTATCCCGATGTGTTGAAGAGGGAAATAGAAATCAATATAGAAGTTCTTGACATATTTGCCATTTTCATCCGTTATTCGGACAGTATAGTTGAATTCGTATTTCACTGACGGATAGTTTTGCTCTATGTACGTGATGAAAGATTGTTCAAGATACGAAGGATTTTTTCTATTTCTGTATTGATTGCCGAGATGTCTTCCTTCTGAAAATGCTTTTTTGATAGAATCCGATATTTTCTTTCCAACTTGTTTCCTTGCTTCTTCTATACAGACTTCATCGTCACATACGGTTCTTTTTTTCCAAGTGGTATTAGGGATTGTGGTTCCGCATATTTTACAGGCACAGGTTTTTATAGTTCTCTTTCCAGAATCTATTTCTTCTTGGATGATTTGATTCACTCTGTCACGAATTTTCTGTTTTGTTTCTTCCGAATGAGGCTTTTTGTTGGCATTGGAGCGATAAGTTTTCTGACAAGTTTCTGAACAAGTTTTTTCTTGTGGGTAGACAAGTTCTTTTCCACAAGTTATACATCCAGAAGAATTTTTTGCTTTCCAATTTTCATATTTTTTGGTTTCTGTAACTTTTTTTCTGGATTCTTCTGCTTTCTCGGATTGCAAGAACTTTACTGCCGAAGATGACTTTTTGTGATAATCTTCGTTGTGGTGGTTTCTGTGTGATGCTAAAGATCTCTTGGTAGAAAATTCTCGTTGACAAATATCGCAAGTGTACATTATAATTCCTTTGTAGTTGAGGTTCAAATTTGATGTTCCGCTCCAAGTATTTATCATTTGCTCAGTTATGCAAAAAGTTTTAAGAAGTGCTTGCATTGTTGGATGTCTTGAGGTATAATGTAGTCACAGTGAAGTTGATGGAGTAGATAAATAAAAGTTTTAACGCGGGTGTGGTCCATTGGTAGGGCACTGGATTTCCAATCCAGCAGGCGAAAGCCGCATGAGGGTTCAATTCCCTTCACCCGCTCCATGTTTCACTATGGTTCGCAGAGCCAAGAATCTGCTAAGAGAGGGGATAGTTAAGACGCATACCTTAACCCCGCCAAAATACTCTCACTACGATCTGAAGAGGCTAAGATCGACCTTTTCAATTCAGAGTCGTCATTGTTCAAAAGTCGGTGGCGATTTCATATAGTTTTTGCTGTTGGGGTTGGATTGAAATATATCATCGGGAGAGTGGCCGAGTGGCTTAAGGCAGCGGTCTTGAAAACCGCCGGGGAGAAATCCTCCGTGAGTTCGAATCTCACCTCTCCCGCCAGCAATCTATGAATAAAGGGCACCACCGAAAAATGCACTAGTAGCGACATAGTTCAACATTTAGAACACTAGTAGAGAAAGCCAGGAAACTGCGTAGCAAGTATCGAATGAGGTTTGTAGGTGAGAATCCTACTGTCGCCACCAATAACGCGGGTATGGGGAAATTGGTAAACCCAGCGGACTTAAAATCCGCCGCTCATGGCTTGTCGGTTCGAGTCCGACTACCCGCACCACTTTCCAATATTTTTGAATTTTTTCAACCAGTGAGAGGAAACATGCATGGCAAAGTTTGATAGTAAGTCCAAGGTGAACAAACTCAAGAAGCGCACTAAGGCCGGTGGTTCTAAGCCAAAGACCAGTGCAATGAGCAAACACGAAAAGCGCAGTTTCAAGCGTGATCGGGGTCAGGGCGGTTGAAAAGTAGTTGAGGTTGGATTGTTTCAAAGCGAAGACTCCTTGGCCCATGATTTCATCATGGGCATTTTTTTGTTAACGGGCAATCATGATTAAATCATTGTTCAATCTTCCAAATAAAGTTACTGTTGCTCTTAGTGGTGGAGTGGACAGTGTAGCGATCACGGATTTTTTGAGTAAACATCGTGACGTAGAATGTGCCTTCTTTCACCATGGCACAGAAAATAGTGAACGAGCACTTGAGTTTGTTACCAAATTCTGCAGCAACAGAAATATTAAACTTCTAACAAAACACATTCATACCGACAAAAGCAAGGACCAAAGCAAGGAAGAATATTGGCGCGTAGAGCGTTACAAATTCCTTGAAAGCATCCCATCTATTGTTATCACAGCGCATAACTTAGATGATTGTGTTGAAACTTATTTGTTTGGTGCAATCCACGGAACACCAAAGACGATCCCATCAGTTCGTAACAATATTGTTCGTCCATTTCTTACTACAAAAAAGTCTGAGTTTATCAGTTGGTGCACAAGAAAAGAGATTGCATGGTGTGAAGACACAAGCAACATGGACACCGAGTATATGAGAAATTATATTCGACATAATATTGTTCCTCATGCCCTGCATGTGAACCCAGGACTGCACAAAGTAGTAAAAAAGATTGTAGAAAACAAACAACCACAGTATCAGGCAGAATACGGGGATCTACTTGGCAAATTGTTGTTGACAGAATCGTCGTGACAAGTCACAATCTGCAACAACATCTGGAGAAAACAATGCCTACTGTTGGCGAACTTGCGAAAAAATTTGAAGTAGATTGGATCTTTGATGAAAAGAACTTGGTTCTTTCTCCAAAGATGAATGCATTTATTGAGGCAATTATTTCTGAGTGCGTCACGCTCACTACTAAGGAATGTATCGGTATCATTCTTCAGGAAAAAGATACCATCGCTGAAATACGAGTATTCAACTCACATGATGAATTTTGGAATCGTGCCAGAATCCAACAATGCCAGCATCTTGCAGACCTGATTGCAAAAAACTATAAAGGTGAATCAACTGTTTAAATTGAAATGGAAATTTGCAAATGACCATGAATGGGAAAAAGAGTTTGAAACTCAAGAAGAAGCACTCGAAAAATTTCGGTTCTATGGACTTGACAAGCATCCAAGTTGCGTTTACACTGCGATTGTAGATTCAGACGGAACAGTAGTGAAAAGTCTGATCGCTCCCGCTCTCAAACAAACAAATGGATACTGGTATCATGTTTGAATTTGATACAAAAATTGGTGGAATTCCCGCAACAGTCCGCGTAATCACTGCCGACACAGATGATGGATTTGAATATGAACTTTTTGACCCAGATGGAAACAAAGACGAAGAGTTGCACAGCATGATGGATAGTGAGGATGAATACAAGTTCGTATGGTTGCCATATCTTGCCGCCGTTGGCGGCTATAACGATGAAATTCGAATTTTTCAGAATTCAGATTAACTGCAGTCCGCCGCTAAATACAGGAGAGCACATGTGCTCTCCTTTTTTGTGGGCTAAAATAATGAAACTGTTTGAAGTTTTGATGCACGAAAATGATGAAGAACATTCCGATGCACTAAATAAAACTGGATTTTGGGGGAAGCAAGGTGCTGGGTGTATTTTCAAAGCAGCAAGCACAGGAAGATATTTGATTGCACATCGTAGCAATTATGTCCAAGAGCCAGGAACATGGGGGACATGGGGCGGAGCAATTGATTCCAATGAAACGCCCGAACAGGCAGCGACGAGAGAAGTCCGTGAAGAAGCGGGGTATCATGGGCAACTAAAGTTGAAACATTTATGGACGTTTAAGCATCCAAGTGGATTTCAATATCACAATTATCTTGCAATTGTTGAAGATGAATTTGTCCCAGATCTTGATTGGGAAACCCAAGGATATGCATGGGTCAAATCTGGAGAATGGCCGACTCCATTACATCCTGGACTTGAATCCCTCCTAAAAAATGCGAGATTATAGAATGCGATTGACAGACATTTTCGTTGAATCAAGAAGAAATCCAGCAGTAAATCCAAAAGTCACTGCATATCAGCGGCTGGTAATGCGCAATGAGAAAGACCCAAAAAATACCTTTGTTAGTATGACTTCGGTTGACAAACTTGGGATCAACCCACGATCCGAGTATAATACTCCAATCGGAGTATATTCCTACCCAGCACAATTTGTTTTGGATACAGCAAAAATTTCAATGCGTGATCTACCTTTTGCTGGCGAAAGTCCATATGTTAATATATTCACCGCTTCTGGAAACATTTTAGTATTAACAGATATGACTGAAATTGATTACAATAGTTACTGCGAAAAAATAAGAAAGATTTTGGTGAGTGAATATGTTGCCAATAACTTCTCAGAAACAGCAGAAGAATCTGCGCGAGCAGCGAATATACAAATGAACAAAATAATGTCTGATGCGCCATACGAATCTAACGTAAGTCGGTTATATGGCGGAAGACTCTGGTATGTCACATATAGAGTCTCTAAAGAGATAGCCGCGTTAAGAGGCACAAAAAGTGTGCCTTCTATATGGAACAAAACTTTCAGATCAATTGGAATTCATGGTTGTGTGGATTATGGTGCAGGAATAATACATGAAAATGAGCCGACACAAGCCGTGTTTTTTTCAACTGAGGGAATTCGCGATGTTGAGAGAGTGTTAAACAAATGGGACGAACTCAGCCAGATCGAATCAATTGATAGAAGAATAAATTCAACTATAACCAGTAGTATTATCGCTTATCTGTCGTCAAATCCTACCTCAATAACACAGTTCATCAAGGAATATATCAACAGATTTTCACTGAACTTCGCAAAAGACTCTATCATCCAAAAAGAAATAATAAAGAAAATACATGAAAGAATTTCTAAATTAAACTTAGAATGGGAGTGGTCTGCAGAACATATGTTGGTCGATTATTATATGCACCAGACAAATGAGCAGAAAATTTGGGATATCGTGACGAGAGTGAAATCGCTCACAAATGCGCAAAAATACGAAGCAATTATAGAATGGATGATGTCTGGCGTACAACCAAAAACTGGATACATAATCAATCAGTTCAACAGTTCAGACTTCATTGCCTACTTGAAAAATTTGGCAGAAAAAAATCCTGCAGACAAAAAGACTTGGTACAAAATAAACAAGATTCTTGGGTCGAGTGAACCCACGTTACAATGAGACTGGCAATTAAAAGCAAAAAGCCGGGATATCCCGGCTTTTTGTTAATTGATGTTTCCTTTTTCCAACCATTCTTTGACTTCTGGCGGTGGATCAAAAACCCCATCAGAAAATGTATAGAAATCTTCGATTTCATACGGGGAATCTTCAAATTCAGAATTCATCGTGCACTCCTTCATCTAAAGTTATAGCATAGTCACAGTCCTCTTAAATAGTCACTATCACCAGTGTAGACAAATTTAACAGAGAAGTCAACTCTACTTCCAGTTAGGATTTGCTTCTTGATGTGTGCCAACATGAAGAAACTTGAGAATAGATTTTCCAGTTTTTTCGTCTCGTTCTATCCTAAATAATGTTATTATTTTTTTGCCAACCAAATGAGCACTGAACGCTCCGACGAACACCGGATCTCTTTTAATAGGGTGAACATTTAAATCTGGCGGATATGTATCAATGGCAGGTTGTTGTGGAGCAGAAAGGATGAATTCCTCTAAACGAGACAACGCATGCACGACCTTTGGATTGTTGGCATGTTTCTTCAGTCCTTTCTTAAACGCATTTGAATATTCAACTCTCCAGCTTTCTGTTTGCAGTGGGTTGCCATCTAATGCAGATTCAACCAGCGTGAAGGTGAATAACTCTTTTTCTGAGTATTCTTCGAGGATATACGAATAATCTGGTTCTGGTCTAAATTCTTCAAATCTCATTTATTTTTCTCACTTTTTTGGCAATCTCTTAACTAGTACAACTCGGTGATGCTCAGTCACTGGTTTTAATTCCAACCTCCCACTATACATATTCAATGCCCATGCATGATCTTGTTCAGCGTTCAGATTGGAAGTCCAATAGAATTCAGTTCTCAAGTTTTGATTCTTTTTGGTTTGGGAATATATTCCCTTTAACTCTGATACGGTAGGCAATGACCAGACGGCATCAGTCAAACTCTCGGCATATTTCCAGTCTTCTGTTGAACGAGTTGGTTCATCAACAACCAAGTAGTATTTTCCAATATCAACCCTATTTATATCGTAGTCCTTTGACTTTAAATAGTTCTTTAAAACAGTTGTCGGAATAGCACCACTGTTATACAAAGAAAAGACTTTTATAGTATCATCCTGCACGTTTCTTGCCAACAATTTGTATAATTTCTTTGCGTATTCTTCACGATATTTTTCTGGATCACATGCTATATCAAGTGCAACTGCAAATCTATACACTGTGTTGATTATTTCTTCTGCGGATTGGTTGTTTAGCCAATCATTGCCTGGACCACGGAATTCAACGCGGTTGTATTCTATGTTTACAGAGAAATGCTTTTCAGTCAGAATAAATTCAAGATTCTTTTTTGTATTATCAAAAATTCCTTGTTTTATATCAGAAAAAACTTTTGATATTTGGTTCGGAGAAATCGTTTTAACTTGCCCCTCCAATTTACTAAACACACCCTTTGTGTAAGTATTGTTTATTCTTTTGAATTTTTCCAATACTAATCTGTCTCCCATGAAAAGGATGAGTTTAATTACGTCAAGATTTTCCATTGAATAATTTGGGACAGATATACTCATATGAAGTCCAGTTCTTTTATCTGTTCTGTAATCATTATCTTGTGCATGTTCATAGAACTTCAAGAAGTCCTCAATTGATTGTTCTAAAAATGGTGGAGGAGTTGGACTTATTATTTCAACACCTTGATAACCATCGATAAGTGATAAAGAAACGTCTGATTCAACCCTATACCAATTTCCTTGTGGTACACCATGATATGAAGAAGAACCTTTTGCCTCTTTTCCAAATATGCCACCAACTTCGTCTGCCATTAACTGATAAAAAATATCTTCTGATTCAAGGTCTTTATACCGTGTCCATCTTAAATCTGGATATTTTTCTAGCATGTCACTCAATTTTTTAATCCCGAGTTCTTCTTCTAAAAAATCAGATTGAAAATCATCGTAGTTATCATCTCTATAACTATCTTGATATGCATCTTTGGCATCATTGGGAAAACTGCTATATTCTTCTCCCTTTTCTAACAAATATTCACAGTACAATCTTGTTATATAATCTATGTCTGATTCTAATTCTTGGTATTTCTTGGCATATTTCTTATCTTGTAATCTACCAGTGCCTGCATCTACTATTTTTAATATAGTTTCAGTGCTATAGTAATTGTTTGGTATAAGTTTACTTGTAAGAGCGAATTCTATTATTTCAGACTGTGAGTGCTCTTCATTAACTAGTTTTTCAATGAATTCTAATTGTTTTTCATTGGTCCATTCTTCCCACATCTTTTTGTCAAACCATTCTTTATAACCATCTATTATTTCTGCAATGATTTCATCAACGGTTTCAGAGTCGTTATAATCGCGATCATCATAAAAATCTTGTATATCAGATATATATCGTATCCTTCCGTCATAACTCATATCTGGAATTTGATCGCCATAATCGTAGTAATCGTCAACAGATTTTTCTGGAACATAAACTTCAAATTCAAAGCCAACTCTTGCACCAGTTTGTGCTGCCATCTTTTTTAAATTTGTTGGACTCATTGACACTTCAAACAAGTCGTCTGAATTGCGTGATACATCGGATATTTTCATAGTAGATTCTCTGTTTATGTTTACTTATCCCTGTCGTAGATTTCATTAGACAATTGTATAATTGTCATCCGTTGTCTTGCAGTTAAGTGTTCGTCCAACCAATCATCTATCAAATCAGCAAAGTTAGTTCTTGCAACTTCTACATTCGGTATTGGTCTTTTAACCATGTCTTTTTGTTTTTTGAGAACATTTTTATACGAAACGATTGAATTTGGTTCCATCGTGTCTTTGTTTTTGTTGAAAAACTCGACCATGGCTTCAAATGCCGCGAAATTATACGTCATCGCTTCTTTGAATCCACTTGAATAATTTGGATCTTGCGTCAATCCCCTGATTTCTCTAGCCAAATCTACCATATATTTCAATGCATTTTTATCTTTGTTTGTAGCATACCCAACGAATGCATCAATCATTGTCATTGTTATCTTTGATGATAGCAATTTCGTCAATTTTGTTGCATACTCTTTTTTATATAGTTCTGGTCGGGAAGCAATATACATTGCATATGCATAACGCAAAACTGTGTCTTGAAGCATCTGTATGTTTGCAGAATCAAAGTATCCTTCGTTGCCTGCTGCACGCAATTCAAAATATGATTGTTTTGTATTAATTGCAAAGTATTTCCCAGCACCACTGTCCGCTATATATTTTGTTACACTCTGTGTTAAACCAGACTTGATTTTTCCAAAAAGTATCTTGACTAAATTTGGAGTAATTTCAGTTGCCTGTTTTTTTAACCACCCATAAGAACTTGACGTATAACTGTTTAGTTCACGTCCAAATTGTTCTAAGATATACTGGTCGCCCAAGAATAGCACCAATTTCATATAATCAACATTCTCCATATTTGGAATAGAAACTGAAATATGAAATCCAGTAGTTTCATTTGAATACGCATCTTCTGATCTTGCCCATGCAAAAAATTCTTTCATTGCCGCTATTCCATCTGCAAGTGGCATTGGTGGAGAAACAATTTCCACTGGAACTTCTGCGTCAAAATGGTTTGATACAGAAATACTTGAATCCGGCTCAATATACCAACTATCAATTTGTTTCCTTTGCACTTTATAATCCGAAGATATAACACTGAATCCCAATTCATCTCTCATTTTGTCGGCAATATTATCCGCGACATGATCCACATATTCTCCAGATTTTATGGAGTGAAATGGCCACTCAAGACCATAAGTTTCATAAAATTCTTTTAGATCATAGATGCTTTCTTCTATGACGAATTCGTGCCACAGTTCTTCTTCATCCCAATATTGATTGATGAAATCTGTAGAATTTATATAATTTTCAGTTTCTTCATCGTATTCTTCGCGAAATGGTCGTAAATAATCTTCGTATTCATCGGTTTTATCGTTAATATGATCATTTGCAGTGTCTTCGTCTATTCCATCACGAACCATTTGCTTAAATATTACACTGTGATAATCTGTTTCATCCCAATTGTAATCCCGATCACTCCGATATTCATCGGCATACTCATATCGGATTTCTTGTTCTTTTTTTGCAGAGAATTTTTCCCAGAGGTTTTCGGTGTCTTTTATTGCACGTACAAATGCATAACTATCATCTGCGTCTTCTGCCCACCCTTCCAGAAAATTAATTCCGTAAATTTTTTCGTTTCGTGAATAGTCAGGTTCTCGCATATCTTCTTCATCGGCGGGGAATATCATTTCCGCTTCAAACCCAAACAAAAAGTCTGTTGATTCTGCCGAATTTAAAAATTTATTAAAAACGCTGGAAGTCATCTTGACTTCATATAATTCTTTTGCTTTCATCTACCTCTATTCCTGTACAATTCTGCAACATCTTTTGTATAACCAATGTCAATAACAACTGGCACGCCTTGGTAGAACCCCCAATTTTTGTGGTTATTGAAATCTACAAGTTCAACGTCAAACTGCTCTAGTTCTGCCAACTTTTCTGCATAATCTATGAAAATTTCTTCTTTTTCTGTATCAGCAAGATTTTTTAAAATTTGCTGTTGAATTGAATAGCCATTTCTTTTTCTGTATGAACTTGCATATTGCACCAATTCATGTAGGTAGTTGCACCCAAAATAATTGCACAATTCTTTTTCATTTTTTGGAACTCTTGCCAATTCTGTTTGAATCCAAACTGGCAAATCACCGGCTTTGTCATAATCTATCAATGGAATTGCGATTCCCAATTGTTTAACATAACCATCATTTAAAATTGATATTTCTGCAAGATTTTGCTGTTCTCCACGACTATTTTTTGCCACTTTAAAAACTGTTGGTCTTCCGTTTTCTTCTATTTTCACTGCAACTCTACTTGATCCGGCTCCCAATCTGGTGGATTTGCTAAGTGCATAAGCTAACCGACTTTTAAATGTCGTTCCTTTTTGCTTTTTCATTTGTTCCACATCCCAATCGGGTGGCAACGGTGCTTCAGATACAAAATCTACGATTTTCATTTTAAACGTTTCCTATTGTTGGTGCGTATGGATTTTTTGGCAAATCATACCCGGTGTCTTCTGGAAATACGGGGTATTCGTTCATCACGTTGACCTCATTTTTTGTATAATCTTCTTCGGTTCCAGTGGACCAGACATTCTTTCTCCACCATCAAAGTAGCGAATTTCTACAGGAAGTGAATCCCACCCTAATTCTGCTGCAGCCATAATTCTGTGATTCCCTTCATTCACCCATGCAGAACCATCCCACGCGACCATCACAAATGGTGCATATTCTTTTCCATTTACTAATGGCAATTTTCCAGTATCTTGCATTATCTTTTTTATTGCTGCCAAATCTGCATGACGAACGTTTTCTTGTTCACCCCGCATTCCTTTTAGTCTTTTTAAGCTACTGACGGGAACTTTTGGCAGACCGCCCACAAAATTCCCGGTCCATTTGCCCATATACGGAACTCCAAATTCATTTTTTCCTTTTTTAATGGCATAGGAAACAGCATCTTCCAACCATTCTTCATTTGGAATATCACTTGACAGTGTCACCGAAGATTCAACTACAATTTCTTTAATTTTCATTTTTTCACCACTGTTGGCATGCTTCCAACTGATTTACCCCAATCTTCTACAAATTGTTGAGGAAGTTCTGTTGAACCGTAATGAACTATTATTGAACTGTTATCTGGAAGAATTTCTAAAATATTAATTATTTTGTTTGCACCACGAAATGTCACTGGTTGCTCTGTTCGTAATGTATGACTAAATTTACCACTATCTTTGTATGCAGATTCACGGTAGTATCGGGTCAACTTATCAACCCAATGCTGCAAATTCTGTTCTGACTCTGATGTAGTGAGAATCTTTTCTGGTTTGTTATCAACATGTTTAAATAGTTCGTCTTTTAAGTCTTTTGTTCCACCCCATGATGATAGTCTCCCTCTTCCTGCGACTGTATATGCAATATATCGATCAAGCAATGCAATGCAAGTATTTTCAAGCAGTGAATCTGGCATAGGAACTTTTGGTGAATTTTCTGTCGATCTTTCATGAAAAGAAGTTTTGAATGCATCAAAAAACTTATTTCGTATTTTCTGATCATCATACAATCCATGTGCGTATATATGTACAGCCTCCGCATATATCCCACCAAACAATTCACGAACAGCAGATTGATATGCATTTTTTAGATTCCACATTATTGAATCTTCGTCTGCGAATGAACTTGATTCTGCTATCTGAGCGACAACTATTAAACTGTTTCCATCAAATTTTCTGGTTGCATTGCGAGAAGAACTCTTTGCAGTCAATAAGTTGCTTGTCCAATATGAACCTCCGATACTTGCTCTTGAAAAACTGTCAATGTTAGCATCAGGGTCATCTGCCCACACTTTTTCTTTAGAAGAAGGCAACATACCATTCTTCAATATTGAGCGAAGAAATTTTGTGCTGGTCCCATGATACATTATTATCGGTTTTCGGAACTTTGCTTCTTGAATTATTTCATTTACTTTCATTTTTTGGCATCCTTTTCAGTATTTATGTAACTGCCGCGTAAAACACAGTGTTTTTTAGGCGATGCGACCTTCACATCAGTTTCGGTTGTTGACATTGTCTGCAAGGTCCGTGATTATGATGCACCGACCAACGATCACTGGTGACACTATGATTAAAAATAGAAATCACGTAATAATTCTTCTAGTTGCTTTGTTGGCTCTCAACTGGTTTGATGCTTGGGCAACCAGTATTTCTTTGCAGAACGGGGCAGAAGAAGTAAATCCCATAACATTGCACTTCATCGAACAATGGGGAATCATCTCTATTGTGTCAATCAAAACTGCTCTCATTTTGCCATTGTTTCATCGCAAATGTGTTGACGCGATCGTGCAGAGCACAATTTGTAGCACTGCTGTCTTTTCGGTCACCATTGTTTACTGGATTCTTGCCGGTTGGCACATCATTGTTTTTCATATGCTTGGATTTTTTTGATAACCACAAATTATTAACTGTTGTTGTTGACACTGCCAATTTTAGTGCTAAAATCACTTCACCTTCACCGAGCAAAGGAACTGCCACCATGAACCAAGAATTTGATAACATGCTCAATTTTGATCCAATTGACTTTGCAGAAAAACTCACCGGAAACTCCTACAAAGACGACAATGACACCGCAAATCTCGCGTTGGGTATTGCCATTCAACACAATGCGCAAAAAAGTGAGATGCTTGCTGCTGCAGGAGACAGCACGTTTTCAAACGAAATCGGACAATACATCCGTATCATTGAAGACATTGGGTTTGAGTGTGTGGCATCCATTCCTTTTGTCGGCAAAAGCCCATGGGAAGATGAACGCAAAGAAACCTTGTATTTGTATGCACACCGCGATCTCGGCATTTTGCTGAAGTTTGATACGTTCAATGGCGATCATGTGAATAGTGGCAACTTCTATTACTGCTGGAAACCAAATGATTGTGAAAACCATAAGTGGATGCAGATGACTTCAAGCGGAACTCTGCGAGAAGACGAAAATGGAGAAAAATATTGGGTTGGATATCACGATTGCCGTGAAGCAATTCGGTATCATATCAATCAATTGAAGAAGGCCGGGACTTTCATTCAAAAATGGCCGAAAAACAACAAGGCATGGTTGTGGCTCTTGAATTACATGGACACTAAAAATCCAGATTACAACTATAAAGAAATCAATCAATCAAGGGTCAAGTTGATGCCTGAGTGGGTCCAAGAAATGATCAATCGCTGATTGGTGAAGAAAATGAAACTTAATATCGACTTCGACTTTGATCTTGGTTCTGCAAAAGAACAACTTGAAGGACAATTGAAAAAGAAAGCATTTGAAACTGCGAAAAATGCTGCACGAAATTTGTTTGCAAACCATCATGAACGAAATCAACCATGGATGGTGAAAGATGCCGATACAGGGATTTTGTATGATGATTTTATGGGCATGCTCACTGATGCCGCGTTCAATGAGAAATGGAAAACCTACGCCCAAGATTACATCCAACAAAATTTCCAAAAATATCTTGACAATGCACTTGAAGTTGCTATGGAACATCAAGCAAGGAAGATCGCATTTAATTCTAAAATTGAAAAAATCTAAAAAAGTAGTTTACAGACAAGAACGATTGAGTTAAGATTTCTTCACCTTCACCGAACAAAGGAATTTGCAAAATGTCTGCTCAAGCCACTGCTCGCGAAAAGATTCTTCAAAAAATCCTTAAACTTCGCGCACGTGCTGAAGACGATGCTTCTTCTGAAACTGAAATGAATGTTGCTTTCTCCATGGCAGCAAAACTCATGGATGCGTATGGAGTCGAAGAAGCAGAACTTGCTCTCGCAGAATCCGAAGGTCGAATTACTTTGGATGTGATCAATAAAGTCATTGATACCAGTGCGCTCAAAGGAAAACAGCGTCATAAGGTGATTTTGACTCTTACCAGTGTGGCAGAATTCACTTCCACGAAGGTTGTATATTCTCCACAAACTGGTGATATCACTTTCACTGGACATCGCCCTGATGTCGAACTTGCGAATTATTTGGTCGCAATCATTCGCGAAGCGATGGACCGTGAATATGAATCTTATCGCAAAGCAAACATTGCGGTCGGGTATGGTGCCAAATCTTCTTTCCAGATTTCTATGGCAAACCGTATTTCCAATCGTCTTTTCACGATGGCGATGGAAGCAAAACAACAGCGTGAGGAAAACAAAAAGCAGGCAGAAGAAGTAAAACAAATTGAGCATGCTGGTGTTTCCAATCGCACGGCATTGGTAGTTTGCGCGATTGCAGAACAAAAACGCAAAGAAGTTGATGCGATGTTTGCTAAAACTCATACCTCCCTGCGCAAATCTACTGGATTCAGTTATGGTCGAAACACAAGTGCGCATAGTGCTGGAGATGCGGCAGGAAAACGCATTCACCTCGGTCATTCTTTGTCTAACTCAAACAAATCTGCACTTTCTGCTTAACTAATCTAAAAGAAGCCAAGGGGGAAACCCCTTGGTTTTGTCGTTGACAAGTCAAAAAAGTTTTGATACTGTTCGATTTCGTCTATTGACTACTGAAATCATGCTCAAAGAACTGAATCTTGAAAATTGGAACAAACCCGCATGGTGCGTTCCTTCTGCAATTTCCATGATTACTGGCATTTCTGTTGCTAAAATGCATGAACTTGCTGCTAAAATGCAAGGGAAAGAAACAGAAAAAGTCAAGGGTGTATTCATGGAAGAAGCAGTTTTGTTGCTTCGTAATCAGGGATACAAAGCAATTCCCATCAAATTGTCTGACCGTTATCAAACTGCTCCTACAATTGAAACTTTTCTCGAAAAAAGAACTCCGTATGAATTTTGCATGCCCATTATGTTCGCAACTGTTAATCACATGATGTGCGCGCATTTTGGGTTTGCTGGTGATAATTGGACAAAAAAGCCAGTTCCAATTAATCAATTCCCTTCAACAAAACGCCGAGTAGTAGCAGCATGGGTTATCACCGAAGACAGGACAACAAAGAATGAAACCTCTTAAGATAGTAGATGAATTGGGAATCCAAGGATGTTTTATTGCCGGTGGAGCAATTCTTTCCGTAGCAACTAAAACCGAAATTAATGATTATGACATCTACCCAAAATCAGATCTTGCATTTGAGTCGCTTGTGATGTCATTGATAGAGGATCAAGTATGCTTTGTTATGAATTTATCTGACAAAGCACTCACTCTAAAATGCAACAACATTAAAAATGCAAAAGGCGAAAGAGCGATCATCCAGATTATGTTTTCGCCCGATTTTTTCCCTACCACCGAATCAATTTTTGAAAAATTTGATTTTACGGTCTGTATGGCAGCGTTTGATTGTGATGCAAAAGAATATATCTTCCACAAAGATTTCTATCCAGACGTTGCCAGCAAGACCTTGCGGTTTAATACTGGAACTTTGTATCCACTCAACAGTTTGATCAGGACCACCAAATACAAAGAAAAAGGATACTATATTGCAAAACCTGAGTTGCTAAAGATAGCGTTTGCAATTGTTCAGAAAGGTATGCCAACTTCATGGGAAGAATTAGAATCTCAAATTGGCGGATCGTATGGAAAACAGATTTCTGTTTCCAGTGATGGGATTGAATTTAATTATGAAAATGTGATCCAAGTCCTGTCAGAAATGGACTGCTCAGAGTTTGTATTAAAAGACGAATCAGAAGACTGGTCCAGAATTGACCCGGATCTGATAGCATCGGCTTGTTTGAAAAGAACAATTCCCGTTCTTAAGATGGAAAATGATACGTATGCTCTGATCGGGGACGATGGATATATACGCGATTCTAACTTCGGTTCGGAAATGAAAATTATTGCAAAATATACTACCCCGATTGATCCAGAATCTTATGTTCGCGCAGTTGTTATTGCAAGGATTACTCCTCAAAGCCACTACAAAATCTATGATAAAATCTTGGAGACTGTATCAAGTGGCGCAATTATTGAATCCGATTCCGACACCACATCACGCGTAATGTTGAATTCAAGTGTGTATCACACTACCCCATCCACAAAAATTTTGGCAAGAATTAAAGCAAAAGACATTGTCAAAATTGATTATTTTGGAATCCAAGCAAAAAGATGTGAGTTGCTAAATAAATTATGACTTTCTGTATAAAACTATAAACAGAATATGAAAATAAACGAAATCATTCTTTCTGAAATAGAACTGGTTGGAGGCATTGAATTTCCAAAAGATCAAGCGCAACAACGACTATCAATTTCTTCGCCGTATGGAAAATTCAACGATGAATTGTATGTATTTTTTCTCGCCAGTGGAGACATAAGAATAATTACATTGGCAGACAGCGACGAACAAGTAGCAGCATTGGCAACATTCATTAGCAAAAACAACGATTCTATTTGGCAAGCAAAAAATATCGCAACATATCATCCTCACAAAAATCAAAAATTGGCAGCGAATCTATATAAGTATGTCAAATCCCAATTCCGAAAATCATTGCAAAGTGATTATGAACAGACTGTGGCGGGCGCAAAACTATGGACAAAAGACTTACCATCGGTTGGATTATTCCCAATGATTTATCTGACTGACGCGTAAAGCACAGTGTTCTTTAGACGCTGTGATATAAGCGGCATTCCAAAAAAATGTAGATAAATAACTACATGAAACATAAAGCATTTAAATTCCTTCTCTTACCAAATACCCAACAAGAACAGCAATTGATTCAACTTGCTGGTATTTCTCGTTGGATATGGAATTATATGCTACAAAAGAACAAAGAGCAATACGAAGCAGAAAAAAAGTTTGTTTTTAAGTTCGCAATGAACAACTTGCTTCCTGAACTGAAAAAAGAACACCCTTGGTTAAGTCAAATGCCAAGCCAAGCATTACAACAAAAATGCTCTGATTTGGATGCAGCAATACAACGGGTTTACAAACAAGGATTTGGTTTTCCTAAATTTAAATCGAAGCACGTAGAGCACCACAACACTTTCCGTATCCCCAATCAAAGCAAGTGCATTCGCCCGACAAAAGACAGGGTTAAATTGCCAAAATTGGGTTGGGTTAAGTGGGTTAAACATAGAAATATAGAAGGGTTGTTGAAATCAGTAACTATTAAAAAAGAAAACAATCGGTGGTGGTGCGTGTGTCTTTGCGAAATTGAGGAAGTTTCCCCTTCTACTGCATTGATTGACTCCGATATTATCGGTTTGGATTTGGGTATAAAAGATTTTGCTGTTTGTAGTGATGGTGAAGTTATACCAAGCAACCATTTCTACAGAAAATCAGAACGTAAATTAAAAAGAACACAAAAACAACTGAGTAAAAAGCAAAAAGGAAGTAACAACTACAACAAAAAGAAGAAAGAATTAAATGCGCAGCACTACCGAGTAAAATGCCAGCGACAAAACTTCACTCATCAAGCAAGTAGTTCGATAGCCAAGAACTACAAACTGGTTTGTATTGAAGACTTAAATGTCGCTGGTATGAAGCGAAATAGGTCACTTGCAAAATCTATAAGTGATCAAGGATGGCGTCAATTCGTTAACCAATTAGAATACAAGATGGATTGGGTGGTTAAAATTGGTCGTTTTGCTCCGAGTTCAAAGACGTGTAGTTGCTGTGGAAATATACAAGATATGCCTCTTGAAGAAAGAACGTATTCATGTAGTAATTGCGGGTTAGAAATGAATCGTGATTTAAACGCAGCAATGAATGTTCGCAATTGGGGCATAGAAAAAATAATAGGGCAAGGAAGTGTCCAAATATACGCCTGTGGAGATACCTCTGACGGGGATTCTGAGCAATCAGAGTCTAGTTATGTATCGTTGAATCAGGAAAATATCCCCTCACTGGAGGGGAAGCGCAGTGTTCTTTAGACGCTGCGTTCTTCACGACCACGAAACAGATAGGATCATTGATCCGGAAAAACAAAAAATCAATATGTATCCGGCAATGGATTCAGACTCTATTCATCGGTATTCATGGATAATTGAGAGAAACGATTTCTATTCTGCGCAAAACTTGGTTGAAAATCCATTACTATTGCCATTGACTTCAAAATGGAAAAAATAAAGCCAGCACGTGCTGGCTTTATCTGACTGACGCGTAAAACACAGTGTTCTTTAGACGCTGCGTTCTTCACTTCATCGATGCAAATAATCTTTCCACTTCTGTTTTAAATAATCTGTGTATTCTTTTGCAGTTGATATTTTTAATTTCTTGAAAATGTCAAGCAATTTTGCCAATGGTGGAGTTATATTCGCTTTCATGTTGTGGATATCTACTTCTAAACTTTTTGGAGTATCACTATATGTGAAAACTTTATACAAAATATCTCTTGCTTTCTTTGACAACTGATCGTATTCTTTTTTGTGATACAATTCCCGCCATTCTTTAAACCAATCGGTCTGCCGCCATCTTTCTGCGGGAACTTCTCCGGATAATTTTGGTTTTAGTTCTGAAATTGGAATAGTTTTGCGGGTATCCTGCACTGACCAAGAATTTTTGTCGGTATACACATAGACTGGAATGCCGTATTTCTTACATTCAATTAGAATTCCCCGCATTTGTCCAGAAACTCTCTCAAAGTCTTTTCCAGTATCAACCAAAAGATGGACAGATTGAATCACATCGGTTGGATTTCCCGGAAATTTAATTATTGATTTTTCGGAAAATATCCTGTCTTCTTGTTCCGAAGTTCTTCCACCAATTGTTTTATTTTCTTCAGAAGACCACCACATCCTTTCCCAATAGTCAACTGGTTTTCCTTTGTGTCTTTGATTGAACCAATCGCCATTTAGATTAAGCATTGCACCGAATTTGTATACATTTTGGATTGCATAGTCTGCACTCGGGGAGCGACTGGTCGACAAATAGAATAAACGACTTTTATCCAATTGTTCCTGAGATGTTCCAGCAGAAGTAGTCAAATTGAATTGTTTTTGTTTTAAAATCTTGAACGCATTTCTGATACTGGTGAAATGATATATTTTGCTTGACACTGCTTCTGATAAAAACTCATTTATTTTCATTTTTCATTCTCGTATTTTTGTATTTCACGTCTGGATGGAAATGCACTGTCTAGATTACTCCCAACAATTCTTTTTTTCTTATCTTTCACGACTACTGTTTTTGGGTGATTAAAAAGAATCTTGAATACAGATTCTAAATGATCTAATTCCGAACTCGGTGCAAACACATATATTTTTTTAATATACGTTGACACCTTCTCCAAATTTCCCACGAATGCTTCTTCTGATTCTGAAGTATGCAATCTTGATTTATACTTCAGATCATTGTATGGTTGCAATCTTTTTCCATGATCACGATATAATTTTTCTTGATCAAGAACAAATACCACTCCGTGCACGTAATTGTCATCTGCATTTGATTTTATCTCTGCAAATCTAGCCGCAACCCCCAAAGATCTGGATAAAGATACAATATATTGCCAGTCAGTGTCGGTCTGTCCCTTCAGTGTTATACTCTTTCCCATATCAATTGGTCGAGTCGCATGTATGACATTAGATAATAATATATCCTCTGCTTTTTTAAAACTTGTTCCGTGATATAACTCCGCAGAACGAGATTCAGTTAGTATTTCATTTATTTTCATATTAAGATTATGCGTGATTTACTGTATTTATCGGAATCGATCTGGCATTTCAAATCAGAGTTCCGTGAAGAACGCAGCGTCTAAAGAACACTGTGTTTTACTCGGCAATGGATAATAATGTTCATCAACTGATGGATTTGGGTATTTCTATTGTCGGCATTGCACAATTGTGATTAAAACCAATTGTTTCTGAAACGTGCGAGTTGACATCGTCCGCCGCTGAATGGTAGAATCAACCACCTCACAATTATTGCGAAAATAATGAACAACATAACAGAACCCGAGCGTTCAAAAATTCTCATAGCAGCAACTCTACAAAATAGTTTGCACAATGGTCTGTTAATCCATGAGTTCTCTGAAAAATTCAGTTTTCATGACGCTATCGAGTTTTGCTCGAACTTTCGCTATTATGGTATTTCTGGATGGAGAATTCCTTCTGCAAGAGAATTGATTGATTTGAAATGCGGAAGATCATCCAGAATCGAAGAATACCTTGATGCGGCAACTGAATATTGGTCTTATAGTCCAAAATCATGGAACAAACTTCCGCATAGTATGAATGAATTGTTTATAAACGAATGCTACCGGGATAGAAATAAACTGCTTATTGTGGTCAATGACATTTTGAAATGAAAATTCAATCTAGTTTCTATGCATTTGACAAAAACATTTGGTTCTACCATTACTGTTGGGGTAATCTTCGTTGCGGGATAATTTCATCCACATTTTAAGATATCGCATTTATACAATTGCCGCGTAAAGCACAGTGTTCTTTTGGCGATATTATCCTCACGCAAAATTAACTGCATTGTGAAGATGATACTACATTGGTCGAACCAGATGGAACAAAAAAGTATTGGGTTAATGGAAAAGAATTAACCCAACTTGAAGTTTGGACATTATTCGAGGTCAAATGCAATGACTGATAAAACTGAAATAAAAACCGATGCAGACGGAACAAAAGAATGGTATCAAAACGACCAATTACACCGCACAGACGGACCAGCAATTGAATACTACCATGGAACAAAAGAATGGTATCAAAACGACCAATTACACCGAACAGACGGACCAGCAATTGAAGGAGCAGATGGATCAAAACATTGGTATCAAAATGACAAATTACACCGAACAGACGGACCAGCAATTGAAGGAGCAGGGGGATCAAAACATTGGTATCAAAACGGAAAACGTCACAGAACAGACGGACCAGCAATTGAAGGAGCAGATGGATCAAAATATTGGTATCAAAACGGAAAACGTCACAGAACAGACGGACCAGCAATTGAAGGAGCAGGGGGATCAAAACATTGGTATCAAAACGGATTCAGACATCGCACAGATGGACCAGCAGTTGAATATCTAGACGGCACACAAGTATGGTATCAAAATGACCAATTACACAGAACAGACGGTCCAGCAGTTGAAGAATCAGATGGAACAAAAGAATATTGGATAAATGGCAATCAACTATCTGATGTCGAAAAGTTCATATTGTTTAAACAAAAACTATGAAAAAATCAATCAAGAAAGGATTGGAACAAGTTACCCTTGCATCAGGAACATTTGTTAGCCAATTAAATGGGAAATTTCATAATCCAGATGGACCAGCAATAATATACCCAAGTGGGACCAAGACATGGTTTCTATTCGGAAAAAAACACCGAACCGATGGACCAGCAGTTGAGCGTGCAGATGGTTCCAAAGAATATTGGATCAATGGAAAACAATTGACAGAAATGGAAGCATTTGTTTTGTTTAAGGCTAAATGCAATGACTGACAAAATTGAAATTAAAACCGAACCAGACGGATCAAAACATTGGTATCAAAATGGCGAACGACACCGAACAGACGGACCAGCAATTGAATATCCGAATGGATTAAAAGAATATTGGGTTAATGGAAAACGACACCGAACTGACGGACCAGCAATTGAATATCCGAATGGATTAAAAGAATATTGGATAAATGGAAAAGAACTAACCCAATTTGAAGCATTTGTATTGTTTAAGATCAAATACAATGACTGATAAAACTGAAATTAAAATTAATTCTGCTGGAACAAAACGATGGTATCAAAATGACCAATTGCACAGAACAGATGGGCCAGCAGTTGAATACTCAGATGGAACAAAACATTGGTATCAAAACGGAAAACGGCACAGAACTGACGGACCAGCAATCCAATGGGCAGATGGAACAAAACATTGGTATCAAAACGGAAAACGGCACAGAACTGACGGACCATCAATTGAACGGGCAGATGGATTAAAAGAATATTGGTATCAAAACGACCAATTACACCGAACAGACGGACCAGCAATTGAATGTCCGGATGGATCAAAAGAATATTGGATTAATGGAAAAGAACTAACCCAATTTGAAGCATTTGTATTGTTTAAGATCAAATTGGCGTGCTGAATTCATCATACTACTATATGTAGTATGTTTTTAACAATATACTACACTGTGTAGTAGTAAGAAACGGTTATGTGCGGGAAAAAAGTTAAAAGTCAGAATTTTTGTGTATATTTTAAACTGTATATGCACTGTGAGAGATTATGAAATAATATTCTCCACTTTAGACTAAGATAAGAGAAGTTATAGTCACTTTCTCCCCACTTTTCTGTTACATTTCGGCATAAAATTGTTACAATTTCCCACTATTGTTCTGGCACGATTTGGGGTATAGTTCAGAAAATTTCAAAACGATTGAGGCGATTATGATGAAAACGATTATCGACATTGTTCAGAACAATGACATGACTTCTGAAGAATTTACCGAAAAATTGAAGTATTACTCAAAACATTTGGATACTATTGCAATTATTACGGCACTGGCTGGGTCATTGCTGGCATCGTTTAAAATGAACGATAACCCAATTGTGAAGGGAATTATTCTGGCAGGATTGGACGAAATTCTGACAAACCAAATCAATAGCAATCAAAACAATAATAAACAAAATAACACTAAGGGAAAAGTGAAGGAACATTGTTCCGACGATTCAGACGATGAGGAATATTGGGATTCTGATTCCAATACAAATAAACCGTTTAATTGTTCAGGATATGCACTGGAACGGTTGCCAATCAAAAAGTTTAAACTGCCAGTCAAACGTAGGGGTTGACATTCCAGAACTATTCCACTACAGTTCCCACACTTTCCGACATTCTTCCTATTATAGGGAAAACAATCATGAGCAAATTCAATATTGGTGACAATGTAAAAGTTAATAACACACTTTATACTGGCATTGTTCAGAAAATCGTCATTGAACAAAACAAAGAGCGGTATTTGTTGGACGATAATTTCTATTACAATCCCGACTACCTTGAATTGTGTGAGGATAATACCAAAACGTTGTCCATTGGCGATAAAGTCAATGTCATTGGCACGAAATATGTTGGAACTGTTGTAGACAATGAAGGTGGAAAGTGTGTAGTGCACTTTGATAATATTGGAACAGATTTTAGTTATTCTGCCGATGTTCTTGAATTGTGTGATAATGACATTGAAAACAACTCCAACACAATTCCCACCGTTGAATCAACCAATACCAAAATCACAGTGGGGAAAATGAAAGAACTTCTCGACAAAATGGACAATTCAATTGAATTGTCATTTGATAATTTGAGCATTCATTTTGGTTAATTCACTCTGACACTGTAAGAAAACACAGTGTTGACATTTCACAATCTTCTCTATACAGTATAGTCACAGTTCAACCAGTGGAGTAATAATCGTGGCAAATAAAAATCCCCTTCTGAAAAAGTATGAAGTCCGTTATCAGACTGCATACAAAACTCCCAATTGTAGTCCAAACTTTACCATCATTGTGGAAGCAGTTGGTGGTGGTGGTATGGCATGTGAACAAGTGTATGGTATGTTTGGTGGACGTGACAATTGCAAGATTCATGGATGGAAACAAATCAACTAACTGTTTAATATAGTTCAATACAATGGGGATCATGTTGGTCCCCATTTTACATCTAAAGGAAAAGTAATGGACAACAAAGCACTCAATTGTATTGAAGCACTAATTGAAAAGAATAATTCAATGAGCACTATTAATAGTCTGTTGTATCAATTATTTGACATTGTTCAATTTGATTCAAGAAGATTCTGAATTAACAGATGAGGACATATGCATTAAAGATGATGGACTAATTTATATTACCTATGAAAACAAAACTTGGCCAATTGATGAATACTTTAGCAATCGTGTATTACATTCATCGCGAATGAGCAAATATGAAATCTAAATTTTGAAAGTGATAATTACCAATAACAAATCCAATAACATTTTATAGTTGTTCTAGCGAAAACCAAGCTAGAGATTATCAACTATGAACATTTGGATACGTTAAACCTCGGAGGAATTAACCCGAGTACAGACGTGGAGAAGAAGTAAGACATGCCAGTATGGATGCATTTTTCTGTGAAGCGTTTAGATTATTCTGTTTATAGTTTTATACAGAAAGTCATAATTATAATAGGGGAGTGATCCACGGTTACGAATCGTGTCTGGCAGTAGCAGAAAAATGGTTTGGGAAAAAATCAAAAGTATATAAATCACTAAAGAAAGATTTTGAGAAAATGATTAAATCAGATTACGATATTGATGTTTAACAGTGGTTGACACTGTGTAAGCAATAGTTCAATATTCAGACTCACCACTAAGGGAGCAAGACTATGAATAAGCATCAATGCTATGTGGCAAAAAATCGCAATGGTCTTTACTATTTCCATACAGATGCGTGTGGCAATGCATTGGGAACAACGGTCTTTTCGTCGGCGGTGGTGTTTGATTTTAAGCTTGACTCAAACAGTGCATTGGAAACAATGCAATATCTTGCTAACCAGGTTAAATCAGCAAAATGGACTTTTCATCCGGTAACAATTGGCGAGGCAGTGGACTTGGCGATGATTGTTGACGAAAACCTGATGGAAATTCGGTCTGCCGTGCTTGATCGCTTGAGTCCGATTGAGAAAAAAGCACTTGGGCTTGCATAAAAAAGTTTGATAGAAAATGGGGGCGATTGCTCCCATTTTTTGTTGACACGGTTCAGATTGTTGGTAAAATGTGCCTCAAGGTAATCAACAAGGGGAACAAAATGGAAACCAAATATATCAATTTCTTTCCGGGTGATATGCGTCATGAGCGCGAAATTTTCTTGACGGATTCGCCTTCGTATGGTCTGTTTGATGATCTTGGTGGATTTGTGGATTCTATTGCCAATCATATGACATCGAGTATTGCATTGGATGGCATTAAGGATGCGCTGGAAGATGGTGAAGTTCTTAAAATGATTTATGAAGAATACACAATTGATGAAATTGAATTGCAAGAAATTGTCGAAGAATTGCACTCTGCCATTTAACTATTAAGGTATACAATCATGCTTGCCATTCATACAAAAGTCCTGCCTGCCACTTTGCACCATGGAACTCGCATTAAAGTTATGTGTGAGGGATTCAGCTCTGTTACGGTGACTTATGATGGATTTGGTGAAAGTGCTCATAAAAATGCCGTCAGTGAATTTATTAAACGGCATAAATTGAATTGGTCCGTTGAAGATATGGGAATTGGACAATTGCCTGATGGAACTTGGGCTTTTGTTGATGTTGAAGCAGATCGCAAAAAGTGTGCTCAGATGGAGGAACGTTTGCGCGAATTGTTGCAATATATCGTCACTGGTGATCATTACGAAACCAAAAATCCTTATCGTCGTGAGCCAGTTGTGAAAGCATTGCAAACTCTGTCCAATTGGCATGGTGGCGAATGGATTGATCAATTGAAAGCAAAGGAATAAAATCATGCGTGACGAGAACAAATACCATCTTAATACGGTGGACAAAATGAAACAAATGCAGCATGAAATTGATGCTGCATGGGAAAAAGCAGAAGCATCGGCAAAAGAGAAAAATATCAGTGCATTGCGTCAGTCGATGGAAGATCTGGAATTGTTGCTTAAGCATTTTAAATAATTCCAAATTTCTCTAGGGAGAAAATTGATAGTTTTCTCCCTGTTATTTCATGGACAAATCAAAATGAGCAATCTTCGCCAATACGAAACTGATCAAACCGACAATCTGCAAAAGTTGGTTGATCAAATGAACAATTTGCATAGTTCAATGGGCGGGCGCGATAGTCGACCTGAACGATTGGCATTGGGACTTTGTATGAAAATTCTTTGTAGGGAAATTGCTCGTTCTAAAAAAGAATGGTCAGAAAATGCGAACATTGAATAAAATCGTTTAAAGTTTTTTTTCTGCTTTGATCGTCGGTTATCGTGTAGTGATCGTGTAGTGATCATGCTGCGATATGTAGTTAAAAAATGGGTGATTTTTAAATTGCATGTTTTTGACACTTGGTAAGGGGTAGGTATTACCCTGAAATAATAAGTGTTCAAAAACATGCATTATTTTTTATAAAAACCCAGTAACGGCGCGGGTTTCAGGCGATTTTCATGTTTTAAAATTGTTTTAAAATCGTGGTCAATTTTTGGAGGATAGTCTTAAACTATTTTCCATGGTGAGATCAATAGCGAATAACGTGTTGACCGTGGTCAGATTGTTGGTAAAATGCTCCCACTTGATCAACAAACAGAGGAAACCAAAATGAACGAGATTGTGCAATGTGCAAATACCAAAACCATTTTCAAACCTTTGACTGAAAATGATTTTGACAAAATCGATGGTACTTGTAGGCAGGCAACACTCAATATCCCATATCGCATATTGGTGGATGTTTTTGGTGAACCTTTGTGTGGCGATGGTGGCAAGACTGATGCAGAATGGATCATCGAATTTGCGGATGGAACTGTTGCAACAATCTATAATTATAAAAATGGAATTGCATATTGTGGGGATAGTGGAATTCCTACTGAGCAAATTACAGATTGGAGCATTGGTGGACATTGTTCGTCCGTTGTCAATCTGATTGAATCCGCGCTGGTGGAAACGATGGATTCGCGTCACCGTCGTTTGTTGGAACAATTGTAACAGTTAAAACAGGGGTGTTGACACTTGGTCGGCACTCTGTATAATCCGTTTTGTCTTTTAACTGTTTTGGAAAACAATCATGAACAATTTTGTCTTTGGTCTGGAAGCGATGAAAAACGCGACGGGAACGCAAGGTGCGCTGGACTTTGCTCATAAGCAGATGGAAGAAATGTTCGCGCTGCTTCCAAAAGCAAAACAAAAACAGTTTAAGGAACAGTTTAATGGTGCTGTTGGCGATCGCGTCACGGTTACGGTAAAAAATTGTTTGACTGGCAAGCCTGTGCAAATCCGATGGGATGAAGTGGGTGGACCGTGTGATCCTTCCACCGAACGCTATCATTCTATGTAATCGGTTGTAGGGTTTGTGATAGCGAAGTTTGTGGTTGACTTGTTTCACAAACCCTTTACAATTGGAACCGTTGTAACAACAAACCTACCTCGGAGAAAAATCGTGGGTCTTGATATGTATTTGAATGCGAAGCGGTTTCTTTGGTCCTATCAGGATGACACACCTGATAGTAAGATCAAAGGAACGATCTCGGAATTGTTTCCTGAACTGGCAAAAATCAGGAACAGCATGGGCGGAAACCCCATTAAAGAGGTAGTAATCGAAGCAGGGTATTGGCGAAAAGTCAACCATGTTCACAAATGGTTTGTGGACAAAGTGCAGGAAGGCAATGATGACTGTGGCTATTATTATGTCAGTCGCGAACAATTGAGCGAACTGAAGTCGGTTTGTATGCAATTGCTTTCAAAGAAATGGCAAGAATTGGAAGCAATTGAAAACAAATCTGATGCCGAATCAGGGTGGCAATTGATTTTGCCTGGGGAATTGGTAGTGGTGAATGATGCCAAATCTGCCGATCAATTGGCATCGGAATTGCTTCCGCGTCAAAGTGGGTTTTTCTTTGGAGGAACCGACTATGATCAGTATTATTGGGAAGGACTGATTTATACCGTCGAGATTGTTGATCGTTGTCTCGAATTGCCGAATGAATGGGAGTTCCAGTACCATAGTTCTTGGTAATCGGTGGTGGGGTTTGTGATAGCAAAGTTTGTTGTTGACTTGTTTCACAAACCCTTTACAATGGGAACCGTTGCAAGAACAAATCTACCTCGGAGAAAAATCATGGCATACGTTTCGCAAGAGAAAAAGCAATCCCTGGCTCCTGCTATTAAGGCGATTCTCAAAAAGCATAGTCTCAAGGGTTCTCTGAGCGTGCGCCATCATAGTGCGCTGGTGTTGACTGTGAAGTCTGGTAAAATCGACTTCATTTCGAATTACAATGCAATTCAAAGCAAAAAGATTCGCCCCGATCATTTGCCCTTTCATCCGGCGTCTGACAATCTCGACGTAAACCCCTACTGGTATCATGAGCATTTTGATGGAAAGGCACTGGAATTTTTGAAAGAAGTCATTCCGGCGATGAAAGGACCGGAATACTTCGATCATTCGGATATTCAGTCGGATTATTTCCATTGCAGTCATTACTTTGATGTGCAGATTGGAAAATGGGATAAACCCTATATTCTGGAAAAGTAATTTAAACAATGGGGGACTTCGGTCCCCTTTTGCATTTATATAATTATGGAAAAAGAAAAGAATCCCCGTTATGTTTTGCAAGGCAAAATATTTTGGCATGAATATGTAAAACTGAATCGTGGAGAAAATTGTTTATCTGAAAAGGGTTTAATAAAATTGTCTGCGAAGAATGGTGTACCTGTTGATAGTCTCCGATGGTTGATAAACCTGCACTTGACTCCGTGATAGTCTGAGTCTATTAGTAATCAGGTTTGCAATAGAAACAAAACCGTTGACGTAGAAAGAGGATTGTTTATAATTCACTCACTGATTAGCAAAACCGAAGGGGAATAAAATGTGGTGGTCTGCTATTAAGGCGATTCTGAAAAAGCATGGTCTCAAGGGTTCTCTGATCGTGCGGCCTCATAGTGCGATGGTGTTGTCCGTGAAGTCTGGTAAAATCGACTTCATTTCGAATTACAATGCAATTCAAAGCAAAAAGATTCACCCCGATCATCTTCCGTTTCATCCGGCGACTGACAATCTCGACGTAAACCCCTACTGGTATCATGAACACTTCGATGGAAAGGCACTGGAATTTTTGAAAGAAGTCATTCCGCCCTTTAAAGGACCGGAATACTTCGATCATTCCAGTCCTTACTTTGATGTGCAGATTGGAACATGTGATAAACCCTATATTCTGGAAAAGTAATTTAAACAATAGGGGACTTCGGTCCCCATTGTTTCGCCTGTCCAATAGTCTGTGCCTATTGATAGTGGCATTTCCAATAGAAACAAAACGGTTGACGTAGAAAGTGATCGGTTTATAATTCACTCACTACCAAACAAAACGAAGGGGAAATATCATGGGATGGACTTTTGTCGAAAAGCGTTTCAATTCTGCAAAAGAGTTCGCGGAAGAATGCATCCTGAAAGATGGTGATTTTGTGAAGCATCGCATGGTAGGCAATCATTTGTGGACCGTGTATGAAAATCCTGAAGTTGGCAAAAAATTCGTTTTGCTTTTCTTGATTGAAAAGGACCGTGGATCGTACGGATACAAAGAAATTTCGGAAAGTATGCATCCTTACTATTATGATTGCCCACTGAGCATCATTCGGGCAGCAGGGGAAACCGACAATGAAAGCGCGAAAGAATGGCGTGCATTGGTAGTGCAATATCATGCCGAAAAGAAAATCAAGGTTTCGGATAAATTCAAACCGGGAATGAAAATTAAATACGGGGAGAAAACATATCAATTGACCGCGAACCTTGGTCGTCTGGGATGGTCAATTGTGCGCGAGGATGGGGAACATTTTCGCATGCCGAATGTTCGCATGAAACAATGCGAGATTGTCGAATAAGGTTTAATACACGTGGGGACTTCGGTCCCCATTGTTTCGTGTGGACGATAGTAGAAACCTATCGGTAGTGGCATTTCCAATAGAAACAAAACCGTTGACGTGGAAAGTGATCGGGTTATAATTCGCTCACTGACAAACAAAACGAAGGGGAAACAAAATGTGGAACGATACCAGCCTGAACGCGACGGAAGAATCCGTTTATAATGCCCCGATGCTGTTCTCCGATGAGGCGTATTGGGAACTGTTCAAAGCGGTGCAGAATGCAATGGAACCCGGTAATGAAACCGTCGCGACTGTGCATGCCATTGGTCAGGCGTATCTGAACGCTGTGCGCGAACACGTTCAACGAGAATTCAATCAGAAAGGAAAATAAAATGAAAGTCACTATTAATGGCAATAGCATGATTGTCGACCGAGAAGGAAAAAAGTACAAAACCGAGACTGCATGGTGGTATGCTCTCAAAAAACATTTGAATGAAAGCGGAGAAGATCTTATTAAAAAGATCATGGCAAAAGATGGCCATCTGGTTGGCGACGAGCATCGCCCGTACTATCTCAGGGATAAAAAAGCAAAATACTGCTACTATGATCCGCAGTATGGCGTCCGTTTTATCCACATCCCGGATAAGGTGGAGCTGAATATTCAACGGGCATAATACACGTGGGGACTTCGGTCCCCATTGTTTCGCCTGTCCAATAGTCTGTGCCTATTGGTAGTCTGGTTCGCAATAGAAACAAAACGGTTGACGTGGAAAGTGATCGGGTTATAATTCACTCACTGATTAGCAAAACCGAAGGGGAAACAAAATGTGGTGGTCTGATAGCATGGGGAAAATTGAACTGAATGTCGATATCGATCTCGCAAAAACCTGCGCCCATCCAGGTGACTGCGAGTCGGATGTTAGGATTCTGATGCAAAATCCTGCGATTAAGGATCAATTGGATAAAATTGATCCTTATACATTGCGCAATACCCTGTCGGAATATGGCGCATGGGATGCTGCGGAATTGCAGGATCATGATATGAATTTGTCCCGTGTGCTTTGGATTGCATGCAATGATCTGGTGGAAGAATACGAAAAAGAACAGTTCACCGAGCAATAGTTTAAAACAATCAAAGGCACGGTTCGCAATAGAAATGAAAAGGTTGACACAGTAGCAGAACGGTTTAGAATGCGAACCGTAGCAGGAACAAACGAAACACGGCAGCAAACGATTCGCAAAAAGTGGTTGACAAGGTTTTAGATCACTTTATAATGCGAACTGTAGCAGGAACAAACTAAACCCACTTTCCTTTAAGGAGAAATACCATGACCGCCAAGTACAACGAAAACATCGCCGCCATGATCGCCGCCTTTGCCAAGTCCGCCAAGATCAGCAAGGCGAAAGCCGAACAATTCGCGCTTGACATCATTGCTGAAGTCAAGCCCCAAGGTGGTGGTCGCCCTGCTGGCGCTGAAACTCTCGCCCTGCGCGAGAAGTTCATGGCATATGTTGCTGAGGTGAATACCTTCACCTCGAAGCAGGTTTCCGAAGTGCTGGACTGCGAGCCGGTTGAAGTAAATAACTGTATCGCATACTTCAACCGCGATGATGCCGACATTTTCATCCAAGTCGGCACCATTGTTGAGGCTGGCAAGCGTGGTCGTCGCCCGATTGTGTGGGCGATGCGTGAAAATTATAAGCCCGAAGAGGCACAAACTGAAACCGAAGCCGAATAATCGGCGCAAGGTTAGAAAAGAATCCCCGAGCAATCGGGGATTTTTTTCGTCTACCTTACCCTATGTAATCGCTACAGGACCGCTCAGAATGCCCCAGTATCGATTTTCAGATTATTGCCTACCCTACCCTATATGCCTGTCTCGAAACCCGCTCTAAACCCCTGTAAACCAGTTTAAACCCCCATAGTTCGGAACTATTAGAAAGTGAGGGAACGATAAAAACAAAATGGTTGACGTGGTAAGTGGGGAGTTTATAATTGCCACACTTTCAACGAAACGAGGAATCCGGATCATGACTGCCGAAACCATCGCTCGCCCTGCCACCAAAAAACAATTGTGGGCGCTGTTCTGCATCACGAAAAAAGATTATCGTGATAGTGGTCTAACCATTGACCAAGCGTCGGAATTGATCGCTGAACTCAATGGCAAAAAAGGATCGACCGAAAACCCCGAAGTCAAAAAAGATGATTGGCAAGAACTTTGGGATAAGGCGTATGCTGCTGGCATTGCTGCCGCTGAAGCCACGGACCAGGTCCCCATGGTGGTGGCCCAGCATGCTAATCCACTGGATGATGCAAGTCCTGTCTTGCGGCAGTATTTTGTTCCGCAAGGTGCATGCGGTTTTGCATGGATCATCATTCGCCCAGGCAATAGCAAGTTCGCGAACTGGATTAAGAAAAATAACTTTGGTCGCCCCGATTCTTATTATGGCGGTGTCAACATTTGGATCGGAGAACATTCCCAATCGCACCAGAAAAAATACGCGCATGCATGCGCCATGGCAAAGGTTTTTAATGATGCCGGTATTAAGTCCATCCCGTACGAGCGACTCGATTAATTGAAAGTAAATGGGGGAGAATTCTCCCCCATAAAACCATGATCAATAAAAAACAAATACAAAATAAAATTAGGGCAATGCCCGATAACGGCGAACTTATGCTGTCTGATTTTGAATGGGAGGGGTTCACTTTCAAAAAGTATTCCCCCACCTATTGGCGAGTTTTTTACGATGGTGACTTTGCAGGATGGCTACGCGAATTGCATAAACCGTGCACCAAGGTCAGTCTCCTCGCCCTTTTCTTCGGAATGCTGTAAGAAAAAACAGTGTTGACACGGCAGGGGATTTGTATGAAAATCCTCCTACCGTAACAAACCAACAAAGGAGCAAGATCATGATTCACATCGATGTCAAAGGCGGTTCTTGGATGCGCTTATTTCGCACGCGGTGCGATGACATGGGAAATTGGATGCGCATTGACCTCAATGAGAAATGGGAAATGACGCCCTTTGGTCGGGTGTATCGGTATTGCATCGTCGACGATCACGGCAATGCCGTGTCACGCTCGTGCGAAAGCATGTGCTAAATGGTTGACACATGGGGGGATTTGTATGAAAATCCTCCTACCGTAACCCAACTGGAGCAAGATCATGAGTCAAGTCGTTATCGCAATCAAAGCTGCTTTTGAACAATACCGTGCAGAATCCGCCGCCCGTCGTGCGCGGATCGAGGCAGCATGGAAAGCGGAAAATGATGATCTTGCCCCCACCATCGACCGCAATGGTCGCATGCATGCGCCGTGCGATGGGTATTGCATTCCAGGGGATGTGGACTACCGTGGGGATTATGATGATCACATTTTTGGCGCAGGCGAATACCTGCCCGTTCCCCTTACCGATGAGGATGATTATTTCGGCGGCTACAATATGAACCTCTCGCGGTTTGACTATCGCAAGAAGGTGCGCGCCACCCTGTCCGACATTGAGTCGGTTATGCTGATCGCAAAAGACTACGGTATCGAAGTCAAGCACGGCAAATCGTGGTCTGACAATGGCACCATGATGGCATACGCATATGTCACTGGTATCCGAAAAATGGTCGATGTTACCGTTGCAGCACTGGAAAAGGTTAAACCCGCCCCTATTCCTGATCCAGAAGTCTACATCGGCGAAGGTCGCATGACGGTGCGCGGGACCGTTGTGCACACAAAAGCAGAAGATACAATTGCATATTATGCATACAATCGTCCGGCCATCACTGTCAAGATGCTGGTCAAAACCCCTGAAGGGGCAAAGCTTTGGGGGACTCTTCCTGCATGCGTGCCGTCCGACTACCGTGGCGAGATCGAGTTCACTGCGACTTTTGAGAAAGGCACCAATGGCATGACGTGGTTCAAACGTCCCGCAAAAGTCAATATCTTTTGACACACGGTTACAAAAAAGAATCCCCGAGCAATCGGGGATTTTTTCGTCTACCTTTCCCTGTGTAATCGCCGCAGGACCGCTCAGAATGATCCAGGATCGGTTTTTGGACTATTGCCTACCCTACCCTACCTGTCTACAAACAAACCCGCTCTAATCGCCCCTAAACCGTTCCTGTCGCAAATGCACTATTTTGCTTAGAAAGGTTGACAACCAAATCCACACGATGCACAATCCTGACCTGTACATTTTTCATAGGGGGTTCAATCATGACGATCACGATCACCATCATCGATGACATTGACGCCGACCTTTTCACGGTCAATCTCTCGGGCGATTACTGGCGCGTTATTGGCGAGCGTATTATTAATCAACCATGGAAAGTCAACTCCGACACCATGGAAGTCATTGAGTCTCGGCGTGTCATGCGACATCGCGACTTCATAAAGGTAATTAATGAGATTGCATGGCAGGATTAATTGCAATTTATTCCACTATAATCCCCGAGCAATCGGGGATTTTTTTTGCATGTTGATATGACAATAGCATAATGATGCTGGCATTGTTCCCCTATGCTATCCGCATGAATAGATTGTGTTTATAGCGATGACTATAAGCAATGTTTATGATAAGCACAGTTTATATGGTCGCGATCTTCACCATGTTGCACCGTGTCCAATCATTTTTTCTTATGACGAAGGGTGTTGACACTACTGGCAAGGTGTGCATCATTGGTATGGTATAGATAACTTTAATGGTGCACGGTGTTGACACTGTAGGCAAGGTGTGCATCATGACGAGCAGTATAAGCATATGCTTATGATCATAACAGGCATGCACAGTGTGAGCACCGTGTCAAATAATATTTTTAAATAGTATGGCCACGGTTGGGCATAAAATACTTTTATTATTAAAAATTTTTATAGGGGGGTCGCGTGTACTATAAAATATTTTTATAATCAGAAACTGTGCTATAATTTTTTCTTATAATGTTACATTCTTTTCTACTCTCTTGTAAATTTCTGGTACCATACAAAAACAATGGGGGTTTACCAACAAAAGGTTCATTAACGGTGTCACACACCCTTTCAAAACTTTTCCATACGGTTGTAAATAATTTTTCGATTTTTTGGCGCAAAAATTTTTTTCTACCCTACATAGAAAATTCTTATAATAGAAAACTTTTCCATACGGTTGTAAATAATTTTTCGATTTTTTCCGGACCAAATTTTTTTCTACCCTCTATATAAGAATCCCCAATCACAATAAATAGTCTTAACCGTTGAGAAAAGAACAATGAGAATAAGTGAAATAGAAATTCCCGATACCATAGACGGAAAACCAACACGCAATAGTTTGGGGAAATTGATTCACCCCACCATAGAAGGAATTCGTAATTTCTGGCGTTGGTTTGGCGATTCAAAAGTGGTAGATTCACAAGGCAGACCACTGGTTGTTTATCATGGGACTCCCAAAAACATCGGAAATCCCGACCCGTCGAAAGCGGTTAGGTTGTCTGGGTTTTGGATGACGCCGGGCAGAAAGATTGCCAACGCCTACGCAGCCGCTGGTGTTCGCGATGCGATGACATACAGGGAGGGTGCAAACGTCCTGTCTCTGTATGTGAAAGTCGAGAACCCGAGGGTGTATCATCCACGACGGGAACCCATCTCAAAGGCATGGGGCGAATACACAGAAGGTGGCTTCGATGGCTTTTTCGAGTTACAAGGGGGTGGGTTCTACTCAATTTCTGTTCCTGATGCCAAACAAATAAAGTCTGCAACTGGAAATAATGGCAACTTTTCTGTGAGTAGTAATAAGATAACCGAAATTGGTTTTGCACATGCGCTAGGAGAATTGTCTATTCCACATTCAGAAATCGTTGCAAAGTCAGTTAAAGATGGCACTATCTTTGGAAACCCAGTTCGCGTGTTTACAAGTGGAGAAAGCAAGTTATATTTCTTTGAACACGAAAACGAAATTGCTGCGTTGGTGTTGGTGGACGGAAATTTTGTTCGTGCAATAAAAAGTTTTAACGGTGAAAAAGGTTTGGTATTTGCATTGGTGAATTACTTGGTTAGTATAAAAAACATAAAATTGAAGATTGACGCGAGCGAGCCACTTACAGACGAAGGATTTCGTTGGCTGTTAAAAATGGTTTCCGACAATTCTGGAATAAAAGTGCGAGATACTAGTGGTGAGGTGGTTGACCCTGCAAAGTTGAGATCGGAATGGACCCAATCAAAAAACACGATGGGAACACAATCTGGACCAACTGGATTCACTATATCCGAATCTAGTGAAGCGTGGAAAACTAAATTACAAATGAATGAAAAACGTATGATTCCATTTGTTTATTTTAACTGTTGAGAAAAGAACAATGCGAATAAATGAAATAGAAATTCCCGATACCATAGACGGAAAACCGACCCGCAATAATTTGGGTCAATTGATACATCCAACTGTGGAAGGTATGAAAAACTTTTGGCGTTGGTTTGGTGATTCGAAAGTGGTGGATTCAAAGGGCAGACCATTGGTAATGTACCATGGAACTTACCCAACAAAAATGCAATCTGGAAAAATGTTAGGCGATTTTGATGCATTCAATAGAAAAGCATCTACAGAAATTGTCAAAAGAATGCCGTCGTATGATCAAGTCGGGCTTTGGTTTTCAAGTAAACCGGGTAATCCTGGCGCAGAAGGTTACGGCAATTTCATATACCCAGTTTACTTAAGAGCAATTGATTACAAACGAACTACGTTCGATGCAATGGTGAAGACTATGTATCGTCTTGCTGATGGAGAGTCTTCTGGAAAAGATTTTTCTTCTGCAATGGCAAAAGATGTTGATCCGTATCGTGAATTTTTGAGAGACAATGGATACGATTCAGTCCTGATTTTTCACGATTCTTCCCGAGAAAATTATAGCACAGAATTTAAAGACCAAACGGTTTGGATCGTACTTGAACCAGAACAAGTGAAATCCGCCGTTGGCAATAACGGAAACTTTTCACCAAATAGTCAGAAAATAACCGAAAAATCTGCGAAGATTACGTGACCCACTGTCCAGTGGTATTAACAACAATGTTTTAAATGTTGGGGATTTTTTCCATTATTTTTGGTATTTTCTTAATGCGGAGAAAAACGTCGCGGGGCTTCGAGATCACTCGTTCGTCACTAAATAAAGGAAACGAACTGGAAATTGCAATGAAAATAACAGAAATAACCAGACCATCTTCACAAAAAGAAGCAGACCGGATTCTACGACACGCTGGATATCACAGACTTGGATATGGAAGTTTTGGTGCTGTATATCAAAAGACTCCAAATCAAGTAGTCAAATTATTCACCAGTGATGACGTTGCATATCTTGCGTTTATTAAGATGGCAAAACAATCAGGAAATCCACATTTCCCTCGTTTCTTTGGAAATCCATTGAGAATAACAGACAGTTATTACGCCGTGAAGCAAGAAATGCTTGAAGAAAATGATTTCATGACGGTTGGGTTTATATCCTCATACATTACTGCATTGGCAGATGAATATGAGCCTAATCGCGAATTAAAGCAAAAAATAGAAGCATTTGATGAAGAATACCCAAGGTTTAAAGAAGCATGCGAATTAATTGCTCGAATGGTAAAACAAGACCAAAACATCGTCATTGATATACATAATGCCAATGTGATGTTCCGTGGAGTCACCCTAGTCTTCACCGACCCTGTTGCCACAAAATCTGCACTCACTATAGAAAAGATAAAACAACTACCAGACATACAGAACTGGTCCCAATCTGTTCGTGACAAGGGTGGTGAGCGGATAGAAGTAACAGACAAGAATGACATAATTAATCGGCATTTTTGAGATCATGAAAATAAAAGAAATAGTAATAGAAGATGTTTTCCATGGTAGTCCACATCGTTTTGATCCAGATCCAGAAAATCCATATGGAAAATTTTCTGTTGATAGAATCGGGACTGGGGAGGGAAACCAAGCGTATGGGTATGGGTTGTATTTTGCATCAAGCAAAGAAGTTGCTCTATGGTATAAAGAAAAACTGTCTGACGCTCATTGGAAGTATGGAACCCGAAAAATAAGAACAGTCAGATCACTGAATGATTATGTAGCGCATTTCATGCGAAGTGGTGATAACAGTAACGAGCCATCTGCTGGATTTATACTCAACTTCGTCAAAAATACAAGAAAAGTAACAAACTCCCACAAAAATTCAGCATTGCGCTTTATTGATTCCACAATCGACAAAATAGAAGCCCGAAAAGAGTCTTATACCGTGAGTGGGGCATTGCGCGATAAGTTCATAGCACAAGACGATCAACTTATTTCTCATTACAAAACATTCAGAGATTTTGTTGCAAAAGAAATTGATCCAAAGAAGTTCAAATGGACTGGTGGATATCTTTACCACGTCGATATTCCGGAAGATAACGAATACTTGCGTTGGGAAGTAAAGTTGATGAATAATCCACAACACATCCAAGACTTGCTTGCAAACAACGAACACTTACTGAGATACGTGGAAGAACTTGAAAACAAAAGAAAAGAAATGAATGCTCGTTATCCAGATAGATTGGCACATCCCGTAATTGGAAAAATTGCAAACACAGAAAAAACTGTGCATGATTTACACGGTAAAGACATCTACGAAACACTTTCAAAAAATTTGGGTGGTGACAAAAAAGCGAGCGATTATCTAAGATCAATCGGAGTAATGGGAATAAAATACATGGGCGACAAGTCATACAACTACGTTGTGTTCGATGATTCCAGAATAAGCATAAAAAAGGTAGAAGAGAATGAAACTGAATGACCTTTACCCACTCACAGAAGCAACAAGCACCAATGTCAAGATTCTCCGAGAATTGACCAGAATGATTTTGAATAAAGTTCCAAGATCACTGGAAAGAATTTCTCCAAATGAAGAACCTTATTCATTCTACGGTTCAGAGTTGGATTTGTCAAAACTGAAAGAAGACCATGTTGATCTTCTTGCCTTTTTCTTGCATTTCGAAAAAACAAAAATTATTTTCAATACATATTCAACATACAAAGATTATTTGGGAGTTTATGACTCAGACAAGAACGAGATGGAAATTGCTGTAGACAACATTTATCGGAATAATGGATTTTATGACAACTTTGTGTTGGACAAAAAATCTACAAATGAGGGTGGAATTGTTGTCACCATCTATCATGAACTGCGACATATAATGCAGCATAAAGACTACTCTAAATATTTTTCATCTGAGTCTGCACGACAAAGACCATATTCAGAACGAGAAATTGAAATAGACGCAGTATGGAACTCTTTGGTCGCTGCTTGGCATCCAGAGTTTGATGTCTCAAGCGGGGATAGGAAAAAATCACCGATGCCTTTTGTTAACAAAGTAATGGATTCACTATCAAAGATAAAGTCATTATCACCAAAGCAACAAGAACATTATCGCAAGAAAACAATAAAGTTCTATTTCAACCCGCATCCAGACAAACCAGTGTCTAACTCAAAAGATGAAAGAATAGCGAGTTTGATTTCAACCAAAATAAAGAACGATACGATGAATGGAGTGAATAGCAGTGGTAGCATGGGGTTTGATATGCGGACAGTGATGCCAGATTATGACGTAGAAAAATATGGAAGATTTCTATTCCCCGTAGACAAGACCAGAGCAATATTCAAAATGATGGATGGCGAAAAAACTGAGAACGCACTGATGAATAACATGCTGTATCTTGTTCCAGCATTCTACATCGATGATAAAACTGCAAAGTTGTGGAAATCCCATGTGAATAACATGCATGGATATAGTATCGCAGATGTTATAAGAAATTTGCATGTTGGACTTCCTAAAGATTTTTTTGATTTGTCTGCAATAAAAAACTTTTTAAGAAAAAAATACGGAGTTCCTGTTTACGGAAAAACCAAAAAATGAAAATAAAAGAAATAATACTCAACTTATTTGAAGCACGGATGAGTCCTGCTGTGTTTGCCAAATTTGTCAGATCACCATCAGCAAATTCCACTTTCATTGGGGTTGAATTTGAACTATACTTTAAAGGCATACTACAAAACAACCAAACAAAACACTGGGACGACCGAGTGGTAGATCAGTTGGCAGTCACATTCACAAAAGAGACTGGAATACCTGCCAAACGAGGCGCAAGCAACGAACAGATCGGGGTAGGAAGTACACACTGGATATTCACCGAAGACGGCAGTGTTACCAGAAAGGGAAATCCAGATGACATGGGCATGGAAATAAAAACTCCAGCAGTGCCACTACCGCAATTCATGAAGCAATTTAATACATTTATCCAGTGGTTGCGGCACCACAACGCTTACACAAATGAAAGAACTGGTCTGCATTTGAACATGTCTGTTCAAGGAAAAGACATTGACTACTTGAAATTGGTGTTGTTTTCTGGCTCAGACAAAGTGAGTGCCGACTTTGAAAGAACAGCGAGCGAGTTTGCAGAATCAAATTTAAAAAAATTAGACTTGGAATATGTAAGCAAGCCGTCCATTTATAACAAAATAAAACAGAATCTACTTCAAGCAGCAGCAGCAGAAATCGAAAACAAAAGCCAAGACAAATACTTCCAAGTAAATACACACTCAGATTACGTCGAGTTTCGTGCACCTGGTAATGATTGGTTAGGAAGATTTTACCCACTTGTCGAAAATACGATTTACCGCTATGTGTACGCCTTATCAATTGCAACCGACCCCGAATCAGAAAAACGAGAATATGCCAAGAAATTGATGAAATTATTTGGAGGAGCAGAAGAATATTCAAATGAATTGATGGTTGCGATTAGTGACAAACCAATACTGATTACCAAAATAAAAAACCCAAGCGAAAAAGTCCAACTTGCTGCTGTTCAACAAAATGGACATGCCATTAAATATATTGAAAACCCAACGGAGCAAGTCCAAATTGCTGCTGTCACACATTATGGATATGCAATTGAATATATTGAAAACCCAAGCGAACAAGTCCAACTTGCTGCTGTTCAACAAAATGGACATGCCATTGACTATATTGAAAACCCAACGGAGCAAGTCCAACTTGCTGCTATTAACCAAAATGGTTATGCCATTAAATATATTGAAAACCCAACGGAGCAAGTCCAACTTGCTGCTGTCACGCAAAATGGCGAGGTAATTCAGCACATAAAAACACCAAGTGAACAAGTCCAACTTGCTGCTGTTCAAAAATATGCAAATGCAGTCAAATATATTGAAAACCCAAGTGAACAAGTCCAACTTGCTGCTGTTCAAAAATATGGTTATGCAATTAAATATATTAAAAACCCAAGCGAACAAGTCCAACTTGCTGCTGTCGAGCAAGATGGCGATGCAATTGAATATATTGAAACACCAAGTGAACAAGTCCAACTTGCTGCTGTTCAAAAATATGCAAATGCAGTCAAATATATTGAAAACCCAAGTGAACAAGTCCAACTTGCCGCTGTTCAACAAAATGGACATGCCATTAGATATATTAAAAACCCAAGCGAACAAGTCCAACTTGCTGCTGTTCAACAAAATGTAAATGCAATCCTACACATTGAAACCCCATCCGAGAAAGTCCAACTTGCTGCTGTCACGCAAAATGGCGAGGTAATTCAGCACATAAAAACACCAAGTGAACAAGTCCAACTTGCCGCTGTTAAGCAAAATCCAGGAGTATATATATTGATGAACCGCAGAAAAATGGATATAGCCTCATCAGTGCATGAATACATGAGAAATATTGAGAGTCAGAGATGAAAATAACAGAAATAACTAGACCTCGCTCAATTGCAGATGCAGATCGTATTCTGAAGCAACATGGATACAAAAGACTTGGAGTTGGAAGTTTTGGCGTAGCATATCAAAAACGACCAGATCAAGTGTTGAAGCTTTTTTCCAGCGCAGACACTGCGTATCTAAAGTTTATACACGTTTCAAAAACTGCAAATAATCCACATTTCCCAAAAATATTTGGCAATCCTATCAGGATAAACGAAACTTATTATGGAATCAAAACAGAAATGCTGGAGACAATAGATTTGACAGTTGCATACAATGTTTCGTCTTCCATCCGAAAATATATCTTCAACATGCAGCGTGGTAAACAACCAACTCCAGAAACAGATCTATACAAAGAAATTGCCCCGTATGTTAAAAACTATGAGGAATTTGACCGTGCGTGCAAAATATTGGTAGAGTTGATCAACTCCGACAAAGATATCACACTTGATGTTGCTACAAGAAATATCATGTTTAGAAACGGAACTGTTGTATTCTCTGATCCAGTGGCGTCACAAACTGCAATGTCGGCAGATGAACTTCACTTGCCAGAATCAAAACAAGAGCAGTGAAGAACGCAGCGTCTAAAGAACACTGTGTTTTACGCGGCAGTTGATATAAATACAATCAACATTCCGGAAAATTAAAAGTGAAACTAACAGAAGTTGCAGCGGAGTATTCTAATCCGTATTACCCAGAAGAAGACATTGGTTTATTAACTCTTGGCGAATTCTTATATTCGAGGAATCCACTGGGAAAATCACACACATCTGATGTTTATGATACGACCATTGAGTCACTGAACCGATCTTGGCCTACTATGACAAAAGATATATCTTATGTATCAAGGTCTTATGACAAATTGTATCTCACTCAATATGAGAACGGAAGCACAATTATAAGCACTGAATCTTCTGGAAGAAGCGGATCAAAACTGGATGAACACACAGTTCTTGCTGTTATTATAGATGACACAGCATACTATACAGTCCATTTTTCTAAGTCATTGCTTCCATTACATTTCACCGATTACAATGGAAATAAACTTGACATTGTTCCGACGAAGTTCGTAAAAGTGAAATATATCACAGAGTATCTTGACCGAGTGAAATTGGATTCATCAAAAAACATTAAAAACTATCCTTACATAATTCGAAGAATGATGATTGCAGATGAGGCACTTACGATAAGAACTGACTCAAAAGATTATCCAAAAGATTCTGGACATGCAATTGTTATAACGAATGAACGAAAACAGGTTGTTGCAACAGCAACGGATGAATGGGGAGCAACGTTGCTCCGAGTAGCAAAAGAATATCGTGGAAAAAATTTGGGAAGAATACTTGGTGACATTTGGTATTCAAAGAATCCTGGTTATACCTCTGGTGGATTTTCCCCACAAGGGAAACATAATGCAAAAAAGATTTGGTCTGAGCGAGTTAGGACAATGTTGCAAAATGGATGGTATTCTGACTTGGTTAGGAGCAAAAGAATTTCTCCAGAAAAAGTAAAAACAATTTTGTCTTCACTGTTGCCTAGAGAAAGAACTCCAGTTGCACAACCAAAATCTGCACAAGAACCACTGTTGTATACAGATGGAAGTTCAGTGTTTGTTTTATATGACAAAAAGTTCTATGAAGATCAAGATGACAAATACATTTATGCTTTTGGTTTAATTCGTGACTTTGGTGGAAAAGTATTCGCTTATACCTTGGATTACGATTCTGCATACCGCAGATTGGCGACGTATATCTTAATTGAAACTGTTCAACTGCACAGTGATAAATTATATGTTGCAGATAAACCAAGTGATCATATAGATTTGTCTGGAATATCAGATGTTGTTGTGGATAACGAGGGGTATGCGACTCTGGAATCACCAAAAGTCAATGTGATGGCACATGCTTCTCAAGAAAAAAGATACAGAATTCCTCGTGATAAGCATGGAGAAATTCTACAGGTATTGCTTGAACAAGCACATTCGAAATGGATGTGAGTCATTATGAAGAACGCATGCGTTCTTCATAAATACATTGATTATGACGAATATGAAAAAATGAAATTATATGAAATGTTTGGCCATGTAATAACAGAAGATTACAAAACTTCGGCTGCAAAGCAGTTGCAATCAAACCAAGAACTACAGCAAGCGTGTGACTTGATCAATGCTGGCGGACAGTTGAGTTGGACACTGACTCCAGCAAAATTGAATCAAAAACTTGGAAGCGAGGGCGCAATATTTGGTCTGTTTGACGACGATGAAATCATTGGCACAATAGGTTTAAAACATTCCAACATACAATCACACAGTGTAGCCGAAGTTGGTTACTTGTATGTAATTCCTGAGCACAGAAACTTTCAAAATTTAATGAAATTGTATAATATAGCGTCAGAATATGCACCATCATACGATTTTGTTTATGCAACTACAATCAAGACAAACCAGACCATCAATACTATATTGCAAAGAAATTCAAGAGTTAAGTTCGCATTTTCTGCAAGGTCTCCATTCAGTAGCAACATTCTAAACTACTGGATTTCAAAGAACTCGAGATTGGATTCAGATGAGGCAATTGAAATACTTAAAAGCGAATTTGGTGGAAGTAGGTTGACGGAATCATCTGTGAATGAATTTAAAATAGTTCTATCTCGCGTCGAATTGGCACCAAAAAATTTTCAAACATCAATTCAACGATTAATAAGTTCCTCCAAATTTATAGAAACTGGAGATAATGCTGGACCAAATCAAGTATTAGTTATATTTGGTAGGCAAAGTAGTCTGCCAACAAAAAAGAATACTATATACGTCGGCAACAATTATTATGACAAAGAACAACAGTATAATATTCTCAAGAATGTCGTTCCCCTGCCATTCACAACTACCAATCCAAACGAACTCAAAGGAGAATTTGTTGCCAAACAAAAAACTGGACACAAGCAAAAGGGGCAGTTGATTAATCAACTGCCAGATAATCCAGAAGATTATATTTTTCAGAAAAAAATAGAGTTAAAATCAGAATACAGAGTGGTAGTTTTCTACATGAATGGCAAGTATCATGTGTCTGGAGTGTACAAAAAGACCGGGCCAAACCTCTCGTTTATTAGCATAACCTCTGGTCAAATACATGATAAATGCATAGATATAGCAATAGCTGCCTGTGAAAATCTTGGGTATGGAACAAGTGGGGTTGATTTGGCAATAACTACATCCGAACTTGGCGAAGGTGTTGGCGGCATAGCATCATCACTTGGAAAACTTGCAGGAAAATTTCAAGGAAAATCTATAAATGGCCAAGTCGTTTTTTTGGAAGCAAATACACTTCCAAGCATGGCAAATCCAATGTTATTGAACGATTTTCTTAAACACATTAAATTAAAAATGGAATGATTAAAATGAGACTAAAAGACATAGCAGAAGTTAAGACAAATTTTCCAGATGCAGATTTTTGGATTCAGAGGAAAGGATCAAAGGAAAACGTTGGAAAACCAACTAAAACATTTTCACCAGAAAACATTGGTATCAAAGTTGTGAAAACAGATGTAGTTGACCCAAACTATCTAAAGTACGTTTTTGAATACCTATTCACATCCGGTGCATTTAAACCCCTTGCAAAAGGCACACTGAATCTTCAGCATCTGCCGTTAGATGCAATCCGAAATGCCAATATTGGCAACTAAAAGTGAAGAACGCAGCGTCTAAATGACACTGTGTTTTACGCGTCAGTCAGATAAAAACCCCCTTTCGGGGGTTTTTCATTTGCGATATTTTGCCAACAGATAATTTTTTACCCAACCACTACGAACTATATCTTCCAGACCAAAATCAACGAACGCAGTGCCATCTGTTCTACGAAGAATGGGAAGAATACCATAAAATCCAGAACGTGACCCAAGGTCATTTTGATTTTCGTCACCTGTAATAAGCATCTTAGAGTTTTCACCAAGTCTGGTCAAAACTGTTTCTGCTTCAATAAAAGTGTTGTCTTGGCATTCTTCGAATATAACGATTGAATCGTTAAAACTTATTCCACGCAAGTATGATGTTGGCATAAACTCAACCAGACCAATTTCTTCCATATTTTGGAATGACTTTTTGTATGACAAAAGTTCGTCAAAAATGTATCGGTACGGTTCTTTGAAAGGGCTTACTTTGTCTTCTATTTCACCAGGAAGACTTCCCAATGACCTACATTCGACCGTCGATTTGACTATAACAATTTTTTTGTATGGTGTGCTTGGGTCAAGAACTTCTTTCAGTGCTAAGTAACAAGCCAAGAAACTCTTTCCGGTTCCAGCGTATCCAAGCAATCCCAACACCGTGGTTTCTGGATCTTCCCAAAGATTAAATGCAGCGCGTTGATTTTCAGTCATCGGACTTATGTGATTCAAGTCATGCAATGAAAACTTCTTCTTGATGTCTGGCATAAATTTTTTCTCAACATCAAGCGAAATTAACTGAAAATCCTTTGTGTTTCTTTTTGCTGCTTTTTGGCGTGCCATAAATTTTTTTCTCCGTTGATTGGTTTGTTTCCTGCAAGTTTATGCAGAATTGGTGGTGTCACGAAACTTCAACAATTTAATTGTATCCGTTTCGAATCTACAAAGCAAGAAAAATTTTTTCAATTGAATGCAATTTTTCATGTTTATTCTAGAAGTACTGTGCGAGTCGTAGTTTTTGCAGAAATTATTTGCAAATAGAAGAATTTCAAGGATTTTATTGATGGGCTCAATGTGATGCAAAACTGACTCCAAAAATGCATGATTACCACAAGTATTTACCATTTTTTTAGTTTTGTTTGATACCAAAAAGTTTTAGTCAATCTGGTTTTTCTGTTTTTTTCCTAAATATCAGTAACTACTTCGGAAATTATCATGAATTTTGACTTCTCAACATCTACAATACCAGAACTATTAACAGGCGCAGTTGTTGGATTAATTGGTCTTACCATCGGTTTTAAAAAACTGCTGACTATGTTTGCATCAGAAAAAATTGCAATGGCAAAAATAGAATCTGAACTTGAAGTTATAAATTTATTACGAGAACAAGTGCATGAACTCACCAAGGCAAACAGAGAATTGAGATCCGAAATAGAACAACTTAGAAAATTAAATTCATGTCTAATAGAAGAAAATGACAAGATAAAAAGAGAAATACGGTTATTAAGTGAATATGTAAACACAATGCCGTGTTTAGAAAAGGGTTGCGAGAAAAAGCCTGCCTCACAAGAAAATCAACAAAAACTGCCGCAATAAATACTGTCATCTAATACGAGAAAAAGATGAAAAATATAGAAGAAATAATCAACAATACCAAAGAAATAATGGTATCTGACCATTCATTGAGTATTTTGCTCGACTTTGAGCGAGTAATTTCGGAATTTGGCGTATATGCATTCAAAAATTGGTTTGATGGTGAATTGGTTGAAGGACCAAAAATAGAGAAATACCACGTCACATGCGTTTTTATGTGGGGCAGAGATCATATGCCAGACCCAGACGGCGCAAAACGTCTATTGAATCACGATTGTGAGATAACCTTCAAAAAAAGCAAATTTGTTTCACCAGTGAAAATTAAAACCCCAGATGATTATCGGGCTGGAACAAAATTCGCAAGACTCGAAAAAAGACCAGTTTGGCTTGTAAGTATCACTATACCTAAAAAACTAATGGAAAATATTGACTTTTCTATGCTTCCGGTAGAAGAGGATGCAGAAGTAAATGAGTTTGAGCAAGAAAATATCCAAAATCAAGACATGAATGCAGATTTTGGTGTGGAGAATACAGGCGATGAAGAAGAACAACTACAAAAGTAATTTATACGAAAACTTGATGCATGGCGATCTTGAGAGAGTGATAACCAAGAAAATCCACATCGATGAATTCAAAAGTAAAATTGGAGATGATAAAGACATATGTGTCATTAGTTTCAGGACTGCATCAAAAGAATCGGCGAATGATTTGATGAATTTCATACAAAAATCAACCCCGTCAATAATTGATGTTGATATGAGTCCAGGTGCGTTAAATGACAAAAAGTACTTAGTATATGTAGAAATACCAAGAAACGAAGATTTGTATAATAATATACTTGAATTGGTGAATGAAGTGAAAAACCTGTCTGGGTCAGACATAGAAGAGTGGAAATTTAAATTCTTTGTTGAAGACATTTATCATTCTTTGACTATAGATAACCTGCAAAACACAGTCCCGAATTCGGACAAAGCATACGAAGATATGATTTATCAGCGAGAATTGAAATCTATTAAAGAAAGTTCTGGAGTAAAAATTTATGGCAATTCTATCAAAGATAAAGAACTTTTTTCAATCCAGCAGCAAGCAGGAATCAAATAAGACTGCTGAACCAATAATTAACCAACCACTGGAGATTTTCATGATAATAACAAAGTCACAACTTCAACAGATTTTGCCAACAAATAAAGAAATCGATGAATGGCACCAATTAATCAACGATCTTTGTCCAAAATATGGCATCAACACTCCAAAGAGATTGTCCGCGTTTTTATCACAATGCGGACATGAGAGTGCAGATTTTAGAGTTCTGGCAGAGAATCTAAACTATTCAGCAGAATCTCTAATGAAAGTATTTGCGAAATATTTTAGAGATGTTCCTGCAAGTTCCTATCATCGCAAGCCAGAAAAAATAGCAAACAGAGTCTATTCCAACAGGATGGGTAATGGTTCAGAACAAAGTGGCGATGGATGGAGATATCGTGGGAGAGGTGCCATTCAGGTCACTGGAAAAAGCAATTACAAAGAATGCAGTCAATACTTATTTAATGACGAGCGTCTTGTAGACAATCCAGATTATTTGACTACCAAAGAGGGAGCACTACTTTCTGCGCTGTGGTATTGGAACAGCAGAAACCTAAATCGCGAAGCAGATGCAGGTGACGTTAGTTCTGCGACCAGAAAGATAAATGGCGGATTTCACGGTCTCGAAGATAGATTGCGCAGATACAATATGGCACTATCAATCTTGTCAGAAGGAAAGTGATTATGTTTGAACTAATAACAGAGTGGATCTCGGAAATGTCTATTGCCATTTCGTCACTCGGATTGGTAGTCTCTTTTTTGATTAAAAATTTTGTAAAAACAAAGTTTGGAACGTATTCTGTTTTAATTTACATAGCACTCATTGCAGTTCTGTGTGCTGGTGTGTATTTTAAGGGTCAAGGAGACGAAAGAACTAAATGGCAATCCGAACTAATAAAAACAAACGAAATTGTTACTGAATTAAACTTAAAAAACACAACTCTAAGTAATCAGAACAAAAAATTGAACGAAACTATTTCTACCTTGATTAAAGAAAAAGAGCGACTAATTAAAAGCAAAGGAAAAGTTATAATCAAACAAGTAGATCGAAGAATAAGTGATGAAGAAAATAGACAGTGTGTTATACCTGACTCTTTTATAGAATATCATAACGAAATAGTGGAGTTAAAATGAAATATTTGTTAATGATTTTGTTTCCAGCGTTGATGGTTGGTTGTTCAACAACAAAAGTCGTGTATGTATTTCCAGAACCACCACACGCACTTATGCAACCCGCTGAACAATTGGAACCTTTGCCACCAGAAAACGTTGACATGAAAACTGTCGCAAGAATAGTCGGGGAAAATTACTTAAAATATCATGTTCTTGCGGAAAAATATAAGGATTGGCAAGAATGGGCGAATTCCCAGAAAAAACCACCAAATTAAACACCAAGTTTCTGACTGAAACTTGGATAGACAAAAGGTGGAGACCAATGATGGGATGGTCTTATTTCGCAACTTGCACGTTTGATTTTATCATTTTCCCGATATTATGGTCAATGGCGCAAGTCATTTTTTTGTCTGATGTGTTCACACAGTGGGAACCAATAACATTGCAGGGAGGGGGCTTGTATCACGTTGCAATGGGTGCTATAGTGGGGGTAACATCGTGGCAACGATCAAATGAAAGAATTTCTTGCACAACACAAGAAAATGATATAAACTACTACCCAAGTAGTAGAAAAGTTGAAAACTACGAGTACAGAAATCAAGAACCAAGTTCTACTCCAAACTCAAGATTCGAATGAAAATAACAAACACCATTTTAAAGAAAAAACTTCCAGAAATAGAAAAGAAAAAAATACCACAACTAAAAGAAGTTGCGGAAGAAATGCTTAGGTTCGTGAAAAGTAACAACGCAATCGGTCTTGCGGCTAATCAAGTTGGGATTCCAAAGAGAATGTTCATCATGTCAATAGAAGGCGAAGATTTTGTTTGTGTCAACCCAATAGTGTTGTCAGAATCTCCAACAGTATCTTCCCAAGAAGAGGGATGCTTAAGTTTTGACAAAAAAACTTGCGAGGTTGAAAGGCCAGTAGAAATCGTGGTAGAGTACTCAGACATTAAAGGAGACATTATCCAGAAAACTTTTAATGGAATTCGTGCAAGATGCTTTTTGCACGAATTGGACCATCTTAACGGCATAACCATGTTCAAACGAAAAAGTGAGGCAAAATGATTTATCAAAACCCAGAAATTGACATTATCGTGGATGATGCGGCAGAGTTAGCGAAAGAACTAAATCATGAGTACGTGACTGTGGAGCATCTTGCACTATCATTGGTAAGATTCAAGTCTTTTGCTGATGTAATGAAAAAGACAACAGGAAATTACGATGGTCTTGTTTCAGACTTAGAGCAGTTTCTAAACTCAAGGACAGAAATACAGGCAAAATCAGAAAATACACGCCCAAAAAAGACCAGTTCATTAGAGCGAATTTTCAACCGATCAATCACACAAGTTTTATTTTCTGGTCGTCAACATATACAAACTATCGATGTTTTCATCAGCATTTCCTTTGAAACTGGAAGCCATGCGTCATATTATATTGCAAAAAATGGATTTGACCGCGCAGATCTGACTGATATATATAATGACGAGTATAATTACAAGCAAGGTGAAGAATTGGCGCAAAAATCAAAGCAAGATGAGATTCTGGCAGAACATTGCCAAAATATAAATGAAATGGTAGAATCTGGAAAACTTGATCCGGTGGTTGGACGAGACACTGAAATTGCTCAGATGGTCGAGATTCTTTCAAAACGAAACAAGAGCAACGTTCTTCTTGTTGGCGATGCCGGTGTTGGTAAGACCAGTCTGGTGGATGGCCTTGCACAAAAAATCGTTGAAGGAAAAGTTCCAGAATATCTGAAAGACTTTTCTGTGTATTCCGTCGACGTTGGTTCGTTACTTGCAGGTACTAAGTATCGTGGAGATTTTGAAGAAAAAATCAAGAAAATAATTGAATCCATGTCCGAGAAGGGCAACTGTATCATGTTCATTGATGAAGCACATCAGATGAAAGGGGCAGGTTCTTCAAACGGAAGCAGTGTTGATTTCGCAAACATGATTAAACCTGCTTTGGCAAGAGGGAAAGTAAAAGTCATTGCCAGCACCACGTGGGAAGAATACAACCAATCATTTGAAAAAGATCGTGCATTGATGCGTCGTTTCTATCGTCTTCCAGTAAACGAGCCATCATCCGATGTTACGAAGAAAATTCTCAAGACATTGAAGTCACACTTTGAAAATTTTCACGGTGGTAAAATTTCACAAGAAGCAATTGACTCTGCCGTAGATCTATCAATTCGTTATCAAAAAGACAAAAAACTTCCAGATAAGGCAATCGATTTGATCGACAGTGCATGCGCTGTTGCAAAAATTAGTTCTAAAAAGTGGACTATCAAAAAGACGAATATTATTCGAGAATTGAGTAAGAGCACAGGGGTTCCAGAGGAACACATGCATCAAACCGACAGTAAAAAGACGCTTGATTCACTTGAAGTGAATATCAAGAAGAAACTGTTCTCACAAGATGCTGCTGTCGATGCAGTATTGGAAAAAATTTATCTATCATATTCTGGACTAAAAAACCCAAATAAGCCACTTGGTTCTTTCCTATTCATTGGTAAGAGTGGGTGTGGAAAAACTGAACTTTGTAAACTGTTGGCAGAAAATCTTGATATGAAACTCATTCGGTTTGACATGAGTGAATTCCAAGAAAAGCACACAGTCAGCAAACTTGTTGGTAGTCCACCAGGATACGTCGGGTTCGATGATGCAAATACTTCTGGCGGTTTACTTGTAAATGCAATTGAAAAGAATCCGCATTCAATCATTCTATTTGATGAGATTGAAAAAGCACACCCAGACGTATCAAACATCCTATTGCAAATGATGGACGAGGGGACTATCACCGGAAGTAAAGGTAATACCGCAGATTGCAGAAATTCGGTAATCATCATGACCAGTAACTTGGGCGCAAAGGAATCAGAGCGAAATATTATCGGTTTTGGATCAGAATCCAATTCTGTCGATGGATTCTCATCTGCAGTGAAGGATTTCTTTAAGCCAGAATTCAGAAACCGCATTGATGCGATTTGTAGGTTCTCAGACCTGTCCAAAAAAGACATGGAAAATATTGTGTATAAGTTCTTGTCGGATATTAACAAGCGGATTGAAGACAAAGAAATCCACGTTGAACTTAGCAAAAAGATGCTTGAACACATTGTCGAAGAAAGTTATAAAGAAAAGTTGGGTGCCCGTCCAATTGAGAGGAATCTAAACAAGATGATCTCTGTTCCTCTAAGTAAAGAGATTCTCTTCAACAAACTACAATCTGGACAATATGTTGCAGACTACATCGATGAAAAAGTGTCTTTCATACGAACAGTACAAAATATTGTCGAAGTAGACCAGTTTGGCGTAATTGAAGAAAGGAACTAAAACCAATGGGCCCTACGGGGTCCATTTTTCTGTTGAGAATAAATACCTGATACCCCAATGGAGTTAAATGAATAATGGCAAAAATTGTAGAAGAAATGTTCGTAGTGAAAGTTAGTAGATTAGTGAAAGATTCAAGTGATGTTGAAGGAAACCTTGTAACTGAAGAAGTTGTTTCCACAGTTGAAACACTGGTCGATGAACTGTTGAGTGAAATTCACAATTCAGATTTCGTTGTTGAAGTGATAAAAGAGTGATGAGAACATACAATCTACAGAACTTCGTCACGTATGAGGAATCTTTGGACGGAAAGGTGAATAGTAATCATCACATAGGAGTTGGTTACTACCCATCTTATAGCGCGTTGACAACTGTTACTATTTCTGTTAGTGAAAATTTCGTCGGAAATATTTCCATCCAAGGGGCACTACATAGTTCTCCAACTGAGTTGGATTGGACAACTATAGAAACGTTCAGCAAAGACGATGCAGACGAAAGCAACATTATAACAAAAAATTTATATGGAAACTTCCCATGGATAAGATCAAGTATACACGACTTTGAGAGTGGATCAGTAAATTACATCAGGATCTCGTATATCTAAAATGTTCTTATCCGAATTTAACGCCAACCAAAAAAGAAACATGCTGGTCGTGTTTTCTGGAAGATTTCAACCATTTCATCGCGGTCACATGGCAGTGTATCAATATTTGACAAATAAATTCGGATCAGATAACGTGTTTATTGCCACATCAAATAGTCAAAATCTCGAACGAAGTCCATTCTCTTTTGAAGAAAAGAAAAAGTTGATGATGTTTTCTGGTATTCCAGAAGAGAAAATCGTAATGACAAGAAATCCGTATAAAGCGGATGAACTCACTAAGAACTACGACGTTTCTTCTACCACACTGGTGTTTGTGGTAAGCAAAAAGGACATGGAAGAAAACCCACGATTTCATTCCTGGAAAAATGAAGACGGTTCCCCAACTTATCTGCAACCATACGACAAAAACAGAAATAACATGCTTGGATTCAAAGACCATGCATACATATTCACTTCTCCAACATTCAATTTCACTGTGTTAAACAACACGATCAAGAGTGCATCTGAATTGAGAGACTTGTTTGTGAATTCAGGGATAAATACTCAAAAATACATAATAAAAGATTTGTATGGAAAATATGACAACTCCATACACAAATTGATGTATGATAAATTGAGAATGTTGAAAACCACAGAGGCAACAAGTGAAAAATAAAAAATTTAAAATTAATGAGTCTATTGGAGAAGATGCTTCTCTCATGGAAGCAGACCACGAAGTACAAATGGCAAGATCAGAGTGCTATCAATCAGCGGTAAACGCTATAGAAATCCACAAAATGTTGAAGTCTATTTCTGAGAGTACAGGGTTGGACGCTTGGGTATCAAAGAAAATTTCTCTTGCCTCAGAATACCTACGCGCTGTCAAAGAGTACTTGGAGTATGAAAACATTAGTGCAGACGATTTTGACCTGGTATCCCCAAACTACGATGCATATTTTGAAAGTGCAATGACAAAAGAAAAATCCGACGATTCAGACAAAAGTTCAAATTCTGATCCGCTGGTGAACACAAAAAACCTAAAGGGTCGTGCAAGAGAGCGATATCATCATATGCGCGCAAAATACCCGCAGGCAAACAACTCAGTGGAAGCACTAATCAACTTCGTAGATGATGAGCAGAGAAAAGATTATGCATCAATCAAAAGACTCTCATCAGAAAATAGAGAAGAACGACAAGAAATTGACAGACTTGACATGGAAAATGATTACGAGCAAAGCGAAATTGACAACATTGAGTCCCAGATAAACACGCTAACTGCACAATTGAACAGTATAAAAAGAAACAGAGGAAAGGTGAATGAAATGACTTCTTCTGGCTCATTTGCATCTGTTGCAACTCCGTTGTTCAAAAAACCAAAAAAGAGAAACCAAAAATGAGCGAAGATTTAAGTAAAATTCTCCAAAAATTTGATGTTTTGTCAGAATCCAAAGAAAAAAATGATATCGGCATCATTATGAACGATTCTTTAGAAGAAGAAATAATGTCGGAATGGAACTCGTTTATATCTGAAGAAGATCCTTGCTGGGATGGATATGGACAAGTTGGCATGAAAAAGAAAGGAAGCAAGCAAGTTCCTAACTGCGTTCCGAAATCAAAGAAAAAACGCAAATTAAAAGAAGTCGAGTCCAATGTTCCGCAAGCACAGACTGCATATCAGCCAAATCAACAAATAATAAAGCAAACTGCACAACAATTAAATAAGTTGAAGGGTTCTGGTGCAAACATAAATGTTCAACAAACTGCGCAAGCACTGGACAAATTGACGCAAGGACAGAAAATTTCTCCATCAGAAAAGCAAAACGTGGATGTTTTGTCAAAAGACATACAAGATGCGTTTACTGATCCTATTGCAACAGCAGCAATAATGAAAGCGATGAAACGCTAAAAAATTCACCTGGGACCGTTAGGTGATGGCCGGTCAGTCTGTGACCATGATAAGAGGACTCGCTACCCGTCTTATCAAAACAACGAAACAATGGACGCGAAAGCGTCTTTTGTTTTTTCAGTTGAGTATCTATCAAACCTGTGATACAATACAATTTTAGGAGGAAAATCTATGTCCACAATGTTTACAGGCGAACAAAAAATCAAACTAACACAAATCATCAACGAGGGGATTTCTGTTCTTGAAGAAGTCGAAGCATTAAATGGGGGCCTCAACGACGCAATCAAGGCAATTGCAGAAGAACTTGAAATAAAGCCTGCAATTCTTAAAAAAGCAATCAAACTTGCTCAAAAGAGCAAATTCACTGACGCAAACAAAGATCACGAAACTCTCACTACTATTCTTGAAACTGTTGGAAAGGTTCTATAATTTATGTCTTATGTAGATGCAATTCATGTCCATAACCGCGACCAAGGCAAGATTATGGCCGTGGAAAGAGTTAATGGGAAACGCAAATTTGTTGAATACCCAGCAAATTACACCTTTTACTTTAATGACCCAAAAGGACACCACAAGACGCTGTTCGGAACGAACGTAAGCAAATTCTCAACGAACAGTTTCGGGCAGTTTAACAAAAACTTAAAGATGCATAAGGAAGAGGATTTATGGGAAAGTGACTTGAATCCAATTTTTCAGTGCTTGTCAAAAAACTACGTTGGGATTGAAGCGCCAAAACTTCACACTGCATTCTTTGACATCGAGGTTGATTTCGATAGGGAGCGTGGGTATGCTCCTACCACCGACCCATTTAACAAAATCACCGCAATAACAGTTTATTTGGATTGGATGGACAAGTTAATAACACTTGTTATTCCCCCAAATGGATGGACAGACGCGCAAATTCAAGCAGCAATTTCCCCATTTTCAGACACGTACGTGTTTGATCGGGAGGAAGACATGCTTGAGACATTCATTGATCTGGTGGATGATGCGGATATTCTTAGTGGGTGGAACTCAGAAGGCTATGATATTCCATATACCATCAATCGAATAATAAAGATACTTTCTGTTAGTCACACAACAAAGTTGTGTTTATGGAACGAAAAACCACGCAAAAGAGTTTTTGAACGGTATGGAACAGAACAATCGACGTATGATTTGGTTGGTCGTGTTCATTTAGACTATATGCAACTGTACATAAAGTACACGTATGAAGAGCGACAAAGTTACAGTCTGGATTATATCAGTGACTTTGAACTCGGGGAAAAGAAGGTTGAGTACGAAGGAAGTCTTGATCAATTATACAACAAAGATTTTTCTAAGTTTGTTGACTATAACAGACAAGACGTAATGCTTCTTGCCAAACTTGACAAGAAACTGAAATACATTGATCTTGCAAACCTGATTGCACATGAAAATACAGTTCTACTACAAACAACAATGGGGTCTGTGGCAGTAATTGAGCAAGGTGTAATAAATGATGCGCACTCAAAAGGGTTGGTCGTTCCAAACAGAAAACGGCATGATTCTGCCGAGACAAAGGCCGCTGGGGCATGGGTTGCAAACCCGAAAAAAGGAATCCACGCATGGATCGGTTCCGTTGATATCAACTCACTATATCCGTCAACTATACGTGCGCTAAACATGTCTCCAGAAACAATATTGGGACAAATCACACCGAAATATACCGACGATTTCCTTGAAGATAGGATAGCAAGAAGTAAGAAAAAAATGACGTTTGCTGCTGCGTGGGAAGGTCTTTTTTCAACTAAGGAATACGAACTTGTTATGAAAAAAGACATGCAGACTCCACTGGAAGTTGTTTGGGAACACGGTGAAGTTAATGTTATGACTGGAGCGGATATCTACCGTTTGGTGTTCAATGATGAATCAGATATGGTTTTATCTGCAAACGGAACGATTTTCATAAAGTCAAAAGTTGGAATTATTCCACAAATGCTGGAGACTTGGTATGCAGACCGAAAACGTCTTCAAGGAATAATGAAGAAATTTATCAATATTGATATTGGTATTGACCTAATAGAAAAATTCGGTGATATTCCAGATCATAATGTAAATTTCACAGAAGTTGGGACCGGAAGGCTAAAGTATCTTGATATAAAAACAATTGATAAAATAATCGAATCAGGTTCTTTGGAAGAACTGATAAAATTTGTCGAAGACAGTGATCTTTGTATCATAGATGGAAAATTAAAACCAAATAACAAAAAAGACATTGAAGAGGCAATTGAATATTGGGATAAACGGCAGCATGTAAAGAAAATTCTTCTTAACTCTGCATATGGGTCTCTGCTTAATATCGGTTGCCGATTCTTTGATAAGCGAATTGGTCAATCAACAACTCTAAGCGGCAGAAGTATAACGAAGTCAATGGCAGAAACTGTCAATGAATGTATATGTGGTGTTCGCGATCATGAGGGCGAAGCAGTTGTGTATGGGGACACCGACTCGAACTACTTCTCAGCATGGCCGATAATCAAGAATGACGTAGAGTCTGGAAAATTGACATGGAACAAAGAGTCCGCGATACAGTTATACGATGAGATGGCAGTTCAAATCAACGAGTTTTTCCCAGGATTTATGAGACGAGCATTCAACTGTGATGAAAATCGTGGAAAAATTATTCGTGCTGGTCGTGAAATTGTTGCATCTCGTGGTCTGTTCATTAAGAAAAAACGGTATGCTGTCATGTACTATGACAAGGAAGGAAAACGCAAAGACACGAATGGAAAAGAAGGCGAAATCAAGGCAATGGGACTTGACTTGAAACGTGCTGACACACCAAAAATTGTCCAAGTGTTTTTGATGGAAATCCTGTCTGATCTACTACACAATGAACCAAAAACAACAATCGACCAAAAAATTAAAGAATTCAAGCATCTTTTCATAAACTTGCCACCTTGGGAAAAAGGTACACCAAAGCGTGTCAATAATCTCACTGAATACGGCAAAAAGGTCAATAAAACCAATAGTGCAGGGAACAAGATAATGATTCCAGGACACGTGATGGGCGCGTTGAACTGGAATAATCTGCTTGATATACACTCAGATAAGAGTAGCATGCGAATCGTTGACGGAATGAAAATCGTTGTGTGCAAGTTGAAACAGAATCCTATTGGATATGACTGCGTTGCTTACCCAATTGATCAGAAAAAAATCCCAGATTGGTTCAAGGAACTGCCATTTGACGATGAAGCAATGGAAGAGGCAGTTGTAGATCAAAAGATAAAGAATCTTTTGGGAGTTCTTAACTGGAACATTGTGGAAATGACTAATACCAAAAACAATTTCAGTGATTTATTTGCACAAGAAGATTAAAATACTTGACTTCACTGTTTGAATACGTTAAAATGTTCAAACAGTGACATTTTTAATAACCAACCACTTATATAACCATGAAAGACCAACTAAAAGATATAATCAAATACACACACGACTTAGGATGCTTTAGCATGGCTAAGATCACAGCAGAACCAGAAGAAACATCCGTGTTTGCTATTGCAGATGATAAGTCTGTTGTAATGAATTCAACATTCCATAACACAGTAGATGGAGTGGACGGAACAATTGGAATCCCAAGTCTTTCCAAACTCAAGGTTCTTCTTAATATTCAAGAATATGCGGAAGATGCTGTTCTGAAAATCAACAAACAAAACGATAACCCATCTTCTCTTACTCTTAAAAATAAGAGCGGGGACTTTGAAAATGAATATCGTTTTATGTCTAAAGAAGTAATTGAACAAAACCTAAAGACTCTTAAATTCAAGGGCGCAAATTGGAAACTTGAATTTAAGCCATCTACGGATTCAATCCGTAGGTTCAAATATCAATCACAAGCAAACTCTGAAGAAAACAGTTTCTTCGTTTCAATGAACGGTAAAGACTTAGTTTTCAACTTTGGTAGCGGATCAGCCCATACTGGTAAGTTTGTATTTGAACACAATGCAAAAGGAACACTTGGGACAAATACTGCATGGCCTGTTAAACAAGTTCTCAATATTTTGGATTTACCCGGTGACAAAATCATGAAAATCTCGGAGGTAGCATGTGAAATATCAGTGAATTCTGGACTGGCAATTTACACATACATTCTTCCTGCACTGAGTAAACAAATTTAATTTAACCACAACCACGGAGCAATAAATGTCCAAAGTAAAATTTAAGCCAAATGCTGAAGTAGCAAAAATCTTTGATGATCTAGAACAGTATCGCGATTTTTGTGTTGATTATGGGCATGTTTTTGATGAAAAGAACTTGTATGATAACAAAGTGTTTTCATATCAACAATTTCAAAAGTTCAAGTCGAACAAAAAAGTCAAGAATATTTGGGAAGAAGAAATCCAACGAATGAAAACAAAGGTTCGTTGATTAAAATGAAATACGCGGAAATCCGCGTATTTTTTTGAGGACAATAAACGTGGCAATAAAAAATAACTCAAATAAGTCATTAGATGACTATGGCATGATTCTCAGTGAAGATATAATGCGTAGAATATATAAAGACGGTTTGAACACACTCTATACAAACGATCCGGTCTATGCAACGTCTATAAGTTCATCTGCAATCACTACGTCGTCCTTAACTGATGCGATGAATTCTGTTAACGATGTTTATATATCCAAGAATAAAGTTGAGCAAATAACAGACAGGTTACTTGCAATTGAAAAGAAGTTGGATATTGTTTTCCGAGACAAATCATACGAAGAAGAGTTCCCATATATACGTGACTTATTTGAAAAATACGAAGCAGAATCTAAAAAACTTTTTGATCGCTATACAAGAGAAGTTGAAAAAGCAAAGACTTTCAAAGCAATGAAAGAGAAGAAATGACCGAATTCAAAACACTACTTGAGGCACTTGAAGATGGGACTGCTCCTTGGGATCAAATCGAATTTAGAACAAAAGACTACTGGGTTTTCAAGGATGGATTCCCAGTCACGGAAGGACATTTGTTATTTGTGCCAACCAACACGAAATGGGAAAACCTCAAAACCTGCTTCGAAGCAGCATACAAATGGGGCTACAGAGGAATCGATGATGAAAAATGGGATGCATTCAACGTAGGTCAAAATGTTGGAAAAGAAGCAGGCCAAACTGTGATGTATCCACATATCCACCTAATCCCAAGAAGAAAAAATGATTGCGATGATCCCACTGGCGGAGTTAGAAATTGCATTTCAGGGAAAGGAAATTACAAAAAATTTCAAAAAGTTGTTGACAATTAGAAAATAATGTAGTATGATTCACAAATCAAGTGAATTCTTTTCTGTCTTTGAGATTCACAATTATTCATAGAATTTAATTGGAGATTGATTAAATTCTCATCAAAACAGAGAGAGGAAGAGCCAACCTCTTTAAAAAATGCCCATAAAATTTCTGGCTTTGTCTGGTCAGTGTACGCTGACCCCTCTTGAATCAGCCGAGGTAAGGCTCGTTGCCGATGGATCTGAGGTGCCTGTAGTGGATGTTATAAGACATATCCACTGCCGAGTAAGAGATGCGTTAGTTCTCTGAATGATCGAGGCTCTGTGAAAAAGATACAACCTCAACTTGCGTGATTGCAACCATAGTGTGATGCGCGGGTTCCGTCGATTGGCAAATGGCGAGTAGGGTG